GTCAAGAGTCGACAGTCTCTTGATAAGCGTATTCAGGTCTTTGTTCGAGTCAACCGCCATGTTCAGGGAGCTGCTCATCAGCCCCACGAGCTGGCTGCGGCGGGCCATGTTGGTCTCGTTGGCGATCCGTTGCTGCTCAACCTCCATCTCAGCGAGACGGGACGCGACCTCCTCGTTGACATCACCGCCGGACTCGTCCTCCCCCTCGTCTCCGCCCGAGACTCCATTGCGTGCCGCGTGGTACGCGGACAGCTGAGCCTCGATCTGATCCTGCGAGAATCCGGCTCCCGCCATGGCCGTCCGGAAGTTCGACTCGACGGAGCTGGGGTCCGTGTTGTCGGGCGACAGCAGGTTCTTGGCGGCTTCCCAGTTCCGGTTCAGCGAGTCGTGCTGCATCCGCATGCGGGTGAGTTCGGCGTCGCGGGCGGCGAGCTCGGCCCGCAGGGCCGCAGTGTCGGCTGAACTCTGGGGGGCGGCGGGAGCTCCCTGCTCGGGGGCGGAGGGAGCGGCGGCGTCATCGAAACGAACTTCATTTGCGATCTTCATGTGTGGTGTGTCCTTACTGCTGCATGGGTGGCATCATCTGCTGAGGTTGACCGGGGAACCCTCCCGGTGCGCCCTGCATCGCCATCCCCGAAAGCATAGCCGCATCATCGGGGTTCGGCACGGCCTTCGGCAGGCCGATGCCAGCGAACTGCATGAGCGTCTCCCGAAGCGTCATGAACGCGTTCATCACCTCGGGGCTCGCGTACTGCATGACGGGTTTCGTCATGAAGCTGCCGAGGATCCGCAACGCCAGATCCGGCTTCGTCGTGTGCGGAGTCGGTGCGATGAAGCCGGGAGTGTCTCCGTCGTTGTACAGCGTGAGGATCATGCGGACGGTGCTCTCGTACGCACCCGAGTCGTCATCCATGTACAACGCGACGTCCAAGCCCTCCTTCATGCAGAAGAGCTTGAAGTTCATGGGGTCCTTCTCGACGCCAGCCTGCCACAGCTGAAGTGCTTCCTGCTTGCGTGCGGTCGGACTCTTGGGGCTCGCGCTCTTGATCGTGAAGTTGATCTTCGAGACGTCGGGAATCGGATTGTCCTTGAAGGAGACGGTGCTCTCCTTCGGGTTGATCACGGCTCCCGCCAGATCCAGCGTCAGGTCCTTGACGGGCAGGGCCCTCTGGCTCAACGCCAGATTCTGCGAGGCCTTCTGCACCAGACTCTTGTACATGTTGGACCACATCATCTGCACGCCCAGCGACGGCGTGGTGATGGCCTTGTTCATCTGCTCGTCGAGGAACTGCAGACCGCTCGCGCTGTCGACCCGGCCCTTCTCCTCCAGCAGATCCCGAATCGGATTGATGGCGGACATCGTCTCCATCGCGTGCTGGGCGACCTTGCCGGGGAAGTCTCCGCTGTTGACGGGCTGGATCGGGAACGGATTGAAGCCCTCAGCGATCGGATCAGGCTCGTAGAACATGGTGCGGAGGCCTTCGCCGACGTCCCTGAGCACCACGTTCTGGTTCATCTGACCGGCCGGAATCACGAGGATGCCGTACTTGTCGATCTTGCGGACGTTGTCGAACAGGCTCTTCTGCAGCTTCTCCAGCTCCCGGTGGATGCTGAACATCATGTCGAACATGCCCGCGCCGTGGAAGCTGCCGTTGTTGAAGAACCTCGCGAACCCGATGGGGCAATACGCCTCGACGTCGCCCATGTCGTGGTCCTCGAAGATGTGGTCACCGCTCGCGCAGATGTAGCGAGTCGTCGTGTTGGACGGACCCAACAGCCACAGCTCACGCACTCGCACCATCTCGATGGTCGTGTCGTACGCGGTGCCCGTGCTCTTCCTGTTGCCGCTGAACCACCTGAGTCCGGTGCCGTCCGTCGTACCCACCGCCAGACTTCCGTCCGTCCACATCTCGCCGACGGGTGCCTCGTAGTACTCCATCCGCTCCTTCGCGGCGTTGAGCCGTCCGCCGTAGACCTCCTTCATGTGCTCGAAGGGCACCATTCGCTGTCGGACGATGCCCCGCAGCTTCGTGAAGTCCTGACCCAGCAGCGGGAACGGGAAGATCTCTCGGGGGTGAATGACCTCGATGTCGCTGGTCAGCCCGATCGTGGGATGATCGACGAGGTGTCCTTGGATGCCGACGCTGCCCAGACACGTGAAGAGGTAGGCCGCCTGCTCCTTCACGGCGTTGATGTGATTCTCCGCGACGATCGCGTCGGCCGTGATCTGGGCCGTGCTCTTGTTGCGGATGTTGCCGAGGCTCGTCGCAGCCGCCGTGGCCACCGGCATGCAGTCCATCGCCTGAAACCTGCCCGCCAGCTGGTTGATCGCGAACGCGAGCTGCTGGCTCTGGTACTCCATCTTGTTGTCGCGGTCCATGTAGAACGGCGTGAAGCCGCCCGTCACCGGGTTGTACGTGTCGAAACGCCTGTACCCGTTCATGTAGTACCACGCCAGCATCCAGTTGATGCGGCGGACCATGAGCTGCGACTCGCTTCGGCTGCAGTGGAAGTGAAGGATCCTCGCGAGGCTGTCCTTGTCCTTCGTCAGCTGATAGATGTCAACGGGCATTTTCGTTCTCCGGGGGCGGCTCACTCATAGTACGAGCGGCTACGCCTCGGGGCTTCCAGCCCGGAGTTCTGGTGATGACGAGGTCGCTGAGCAACGGTTCGTCCGTCTGCTCGGCCATCGGCTGTTCCGGCTTGGGCGGCACGACCGGCTTCTGAACCTCGCCCTGCTCCGGTGCCATCCGGTCCCTGCTCCCGCCCCCGTAGTAGCACCTCGCCATCGCTTCGAACAATGGGAGGGGGACGAACACTCCGTTCTTGGTGGTCTCGACGCTCATATCGCCGACTCCTTGTCGTTGGGTTGATGGTCCGCCATCTTGAGGAGGACGCTGGCCGGAATTTGGTTCAGGTCCATGCCTCCCACGATGGGCATCCCGTGAATCTCCATGACGCCCTTCTCGAGAAGCTCGAGCGGGTTCTCCTCCTTGCCGTCCTGAAGAGATTTCCTCAGGGAGTTGCTCCTCAGGATGAAGAGGCTCATGGAGACCGTGTCGATCTCGTCGTCCTTGTCGAGTCCTCCGCCCGGAGCGTCCGGGTTGAAGGACTCGATCTGGTCGCACAGGCGGGAGATGCCGGGCTTGGAGCCCCTCTGGAACAACGGCAGCTTCAGCAGCTTGTGCTCGAATCGGATGTCCAGCGTCTCGATCTTCTCGATCTTCGACATGGTGCCGATCTTCAGGGCCTTGATCGCCGGAACGAATCCCACGGCCATCTGCTCCGTCAGCCTCGTCTGCAGGGTCGCGAGGAATCTCCGATACAGCTTGAAGGATTCCTTGACCACCTCCACGTGGATGACCGGGCACCGCCACTTGTCCGCCATCTCGAAGGACTTGGCCTCGAGGATGGCGTCGGTCTTGCGGTCGCTCCACATGTCCAGCACGAACAGGATGTTGCCGGGGTGGTGGGCCATGAGGGTGCAGACTCGTCGGTCGCTCGTGCTGTTCTCGCTGAACGCCGTGTCCACCGTGATGAAGAGCCTGCTCTCGTTCAGGAAGTCTTGAATCTTCTTGCGGACGATCGTCCCGTCCTTCGGACTGATCCAGCAGACCGTGCAGGTGCTGTTGCGGGGGCTGGTGCCCAGAACCTCGGGATCCGGATCCTCGACCCACCACGCGTGCGGGCCCGCAGGACTGGGGTCCCACTGGAAGAACTGCTCGCCGGAGTCGCCCGGCCTGCCCATCATCTCCGCGTTGAATGCGGAGGCTCCCATGATGGAGGGCATCTCCTCGATGGAGATCTTGTTGGTCCACCCGTTCTTCTTCTTGATCTCAATCGTGGAGGGCCACATCTCCTCCCAGACCGACTGCATCCGACCGTCCTCGGTCTCGTAGGCCGCGTTGATGCCGAGGCGTGCCCAGTGATCGAAGCGAGGATCCACGGCCCTCTCCACCCCTCCGATCGTGTGCGTCAGCATCGCATGCCAGAGGTAGTGCCTCTTGCTCACGAAGGTGCCGACCCAGTCGATGCCCGTGTTCGCACGGAGGACCATCGGGATCGCCAGCTTGAACAGCAACCTGTCCATGTAGTCCCGGAACATCTGCAGCTGGGAGCTGGCCTTCTCGTCGTACTCCGGGTCGTCCAGACGGAAGCGGCGAGGACGCAGACCTCTCAATCGAGACTCGGCGCTCACGCACCTGAGCCAGCTTCCGTTGTTGATGTAGAAGTACTCGATGCCCGTGCTTCGACTGCCTCTCGTGGGCTTCAGCGTGTCCAGCCGGTAGGCCTCGCAGAAGTCCTCCGTGATCCGGTCGTTGCCGTAGCACTGATCCCTGATGATCTGGCCCGTGTGCTTGGCGTTGTCGTGCGAGCTCGTCGCGTACACGAAGCTGTAGAGCGGAGCCGTCAGCAGGCACATGAGCATGTCCTTGCGGCAATGCGTGCTCTTCGCGCAGCCGCGAGGGGCCTTCGTCACGTTCATGCGATAGAGGGCCCACTGCCTGCTCATGTCCCAGTGGATCTGGGGAGTCGGCAGCGGGACGTCGTCGTAGAACCCGCTCTCGAAGTTGTTCTCGTGATCCGGGTGCAGGTAGTACTTGTCGAAGAACCACGTGCTGATGATGCGGCGGTGGGCCGTCAGCTCGGGGTCTCCGGGGATGAGCCACTGCCTGCACGCGTTCACTCGCGCGAGACGACGACCCTTCTCCGTCAGCTCCTCGTAGTCGGGAGGAAGCGGATAGAGCGGGTTGCCTTCCCTCTCGATCGGAACGACCTCAAGCATGGTTCTCGTATTCGATGAAGGCTCTCAGAAACGCATCCCTCGCCAGAACCCGCAGCAGGATCTCCTCCGAGACCACCTGCTTGGCCATGCTCTTCTTCACGGAAGAGTAGAACAGGAACGAGGTGTCCCCCTCCCATGTGAGTTTGGAGCGGAAGTTGTTCATGAAGGGTGTGTTGTTGTTGAACCAGTCCATCACGTAGCGGATGCCCATGTCCTCCACGAACGGGCGGACGAGCAGGACGAGGTCCTCGCGTGAGGCGTTACGGAGCTTCTTGAGGATGCGGATGGTCTGGTCGTCAAGCGGACGAGCCGCCTGAAACACCACCCGGTCCTTCGGGAACTGGTCCCTTGAAGACTCGACCTGAGGCTGGGAGATCGGTGCCGGGGACTCCGCCGAAGCGATGGATGAGTCCTGTGGTGCTGAGAGTTTGGGTCTGGCCATTGGGCGTTTCCTGCTTGATCTTGGCCACGCCGATCTTTCCGTTCAGGGCAAGGCTGTCCTTCATGAAACGGAGAAGCATCGTCATGGCCTTCTGGGAGACCTTGGGCGAAGGGTCTCGCGACTGGATGACGAGACGCCTCACGAGTTCCTCTCTCGTGAAGTTGGTGGACTTGAGCGCCATGCCCACGCCTTCGAGATCGAAGAACGCCATGAGTGCGTTCTCTCCCTCGGGCGTGAGCGACGTGAGATCTTCGGCGCGCACGAGGTCCGGATCATCGAGATCCGGATTCGAGAGCGGACGCGACTGCCCTTTCGAGATGCGCTTCGATGTCGTCTCGTCTGGTGTGCTTGGTCGTGGATGTTGCTCGGAAGGCTTCATGCCGTGTCGCGGAGATGATAGCCGCTCTCATGCGCTCGACCGCGAGTCTCGCCGCTTTCGTCATCTTTTCGTCGTTCTTGAGTCGATTCCACTTCTGGGAGAGGGCCAGTTCCATGATCACTTCCCAGTAGTTGTCCTCAAGGTCTGCAACATCGAGGCGAGTTGTGCAGCCCTTCAGGCTGAGCCCGCCTTTCTGGAGGGCGGAGGAGCCGGGAGCCGCGAAGTCCTTGCGGCCCAATCGCATGATGGCCCTGAAGGCCATCGCCAGCGTGAAGCTGTCCACGAACCGCCGTGAGCCGATGCGAAGGGTGGGCACCCCGATTGCCTTCAGGAAGTAGCGGAAGCTCCTGAGCGACATGCCAAGGGGCTTCATGGCCCTCCAGAAGACGCGATCGTCGTAGATCCTCCCCAGCATGTGGGGGAGCTGAATCGCCGTGACTTCATCAATTGGGGTAATTTGTGAAGTTCTTGGTTGACGTGCCATGCTGAGCTGAGTAGGATTGACTCACTTATCGGTTTCCGATCAACCAGTCAACGGCGTTGCTCACCACCGGACGGGCCGCACGGTATCCTCTCTTCAAAAGATTCATTCCATATTCCTGCGGAATGAGGGGACGATTGGGGTCCGGAAACGCGTTGATGTTCTTCCTGTTCTGGTCGATCGCGGAATTCAGCGTGGAGCCAAACTTGTCAAGACCTCTCCGCATCTCGCCCATGTGCCAGTCGATGTTCTCAAACCTGCTGTCCGGAACGGGAGACGTGTCTTGAACCGGACCTTGGGTCGGATCACGCGGAGGCGGTGTGGCCGGTGCCGCAACCCTGTTGGGGCGGTAGGTCTGCGGCATCGTGACGTTGGTTGTGCGGACACGATAGTTCTGAATGGCAGATCCGATGGTGGGGTCTCTAAGCTGCTCAGCAGTGAATCCGGTGGCTGCTTGAAGGATGCTTTTGGCTTCACCCGAATAAGCTCGGTTGAGGGCGGCTTCGACAGAGTCAACCCCACGAGTCTTCAAATTGGATTGGATTGCCCTGATCTTGCTTTGGGTGATCTTTGGTCGGTTTGTTGGCTCTGGGGGACCGACAAACTCATCGACCGCTGTTTGTGTTTGTTGTGGCTTGTCGGGAGTTTGGGCAGGCGATCCTTGCTTGCCTTGGGCTTTGGACCTCCGCAAGAAAACTCTGGCGGGTTTGCGTTGAGAAAACGAAGATTGATCCCACATTGGCATTTCTGGTCTCCTTGACATTGGAGTATACGCATGACGACGAAAGGTGTGATCGGTTCGACTGACAACGCGATCGAGCTCATGGAGCCGATGAAGATCGCGAGGGCGTTCATCGAGGCCAACTGCCGGACTCCCGAGGGTCGGCAGGGTCTCTGGTACTGGCGTGGCAACTTCTGGCTGTGGCACGGCGGCGTGTGGGTCATGAGGGACGCCGAGCTCATGCACGACATGATCTTCAAGTGGGGCGAGGACGTCCACTGCTGGGTCCGCGTCGGCAAAGGCGTGGCGATCCAGCGGTGGGCCCCCACTCGCAGCAAGGTGGATGACGTGGTGGGTGCGATCGCGGCTCTCACGAGGAGTCCGTGGACGCGAGCTCCGCTGTGGACTGACGATTTGCAGAACAACGTGATGGGTCGTGCGAGGCCCGACACCTGCATCGGGTTCCTCGACAAGGTGGTCAGCGTGGGCGGCGGCGAGGTCAAGACGTACGACAGGAGCGAGGCGTGGTTCGATCCTGCGGTGGTGCCCGTGGAGTATCAGCCCGAGGCGGCGTGTCCTACGTGGGAGCGAGTGCTGGATGAGTGGAGCATGGGCAACGAGGAGTGGAAGAAGACGCTCCGGATGTTCATGGGCTACTCGCTGATGAGCACGAGGAAGCACGCCAAGTTCCTGCTGCTGTACGGTGCGACTCGAGGCGGCAAGGGCGTCATCACGAGGGTGCTGAAGAACCTGATCGGAGACTCGTGCTTCTGGAGCAGCAGCATGAAGAGTCTGGCGGACACGTTCGGATTGGATGGTGCGGAGCGTGCCAAGGTGCTGAGCGTGGGCGAGGTGGGCCAGCTGGAGTGGGGTGACGGCCAGACCTTCAGCGTGATCCTGAAGAACATCTTGGGTGAGGACGCGATGAGCGTCAACATCAAGCACAAGCGGCAGATGGCCAACGTGGTGTGCCATGCGGCTCCCATCCTGAGCAGCAACGAGATCCCGCACATCCCCAACAAGGGAGACAGCATCACGAGCAAGATGCTGGTGCTGCCCTTCAGGAGGAGCTTCAGGGACAAGCCCGACCTCACGCTCACGGAGAAGCTGCTGGCGGAGCTGCCGGGCATCGCCTCGTGGTGCGTCGAGGGTGCGAGGATGCTGGAGAGCGGGGAGCCTTGGCCCGAGGTCAAGGAGGCACGCGATGTGGTCGAGACGTACCGGGGTCTCAACAACCCGCTGGAGATGTTCCTCAGCAGCAAGTTCGTCAAGGACCCCAACGGCTTCGTGTCGAACCAGACGATCCTTACGGAGTGGATGGACTACAAGACCAAGAACCAGCTGCAGGACAGGACGCCCCTGAACCACCTGTTCGTCAAGCTGGAGACGGACACCAGCTGGAACCTGACGAGGATGCGGAAGCGGATCCCCGAACTGGGTCAGCAGCTGGCCGGGATCCGAGGGATCAGGCTGGCCCACACTGAGCAGGGGTGAGGTAACTCCGCACGTTTCCCTATTATATATATATATTTATCTATCTATCAAAGTAAGAGTAGATATATCTCATGTCCCTCACATCTCTCAAAGGCTGTGGGGGACATGTCTTATGGGAGGGGGCCGGGTAACTCGGGATCTGGATTGAGCGGGGTCCGGCTATATGCTGTGAAGAAATTTTCAGATATGGGGGGTGTTTCCCCTCGATCGCTGCACTTCCCACGGGGGCCTCCACCGGGGGTAACCCGAACGAACCACGGACGGGTTTGCAGTGCGGAGTCACAAGGCGAATGAAAGCCTAACGAAGTTCCTCAGTCTGAAGAGTCGCCACAACAAGAGCGGAGGCTCACGCCCTCGCACACTCATCGCCACAGCGGCTCGCGTGCTGGGCCCCCCTTTCCCCCGGTGCCGCTGCTTGCAAACGGGGGTCGGTTCAGATAACGCGTGTGCGTGTCTGGCCGTCTCCGGACCTTTGTGGCTCAGCCACAGAAAGGGGAGCCAATGGCTCTCTACATCTCAACCGTCACCCGCACCATCCCCTCGGCCGAACGCAAGCCGGTGGGCAATGCAAACACGGCGGGTGCAGCGTTCTACATCTCGCCGCCGGACAAGTCGCTGGGTCAGACCGGAACGTACGTCACCTACACGACGTACACCATCGACCCCGCGACCGGTGACGAGGTGCAGAACGCCCAGTCGTTCGTGGCTCCCGATCGCATGATCGCGGGCCACAACATGGCCGGGTCTTCGGAGCCTCGCTGCTCGCTGTACTCGCTCCGCTCGCACTTCATCGACAAGGTGCGTGCCGGAGCCGATCGTGCCTGGGCGGACGCGTACTGGGCCAAGGTCGTGACCTTGGCCCAGGCCCTGCACATCGACGTCGACGTCGATGCGGTGCTGGACGCCATGATGGGTGCGACCAAGCCCACGACCGCGGCCAAGACGATGCCCACGGTCGTCCGCGGCAAGGCGGCCAAGCCCGCTGCCAAGCCCGCTGCCAAGGCGACGCGGGTCGAGGAGGACCAGCCCTTCGCGTAAAACGGGGACGGGGAGTGGCGAGGACGATGAGTCCTCGCCATTTCTCGTGCGCCGCCAGATAACGCAAGCCTGTCCACGCTCTCCAAGCGGGAACGGGAACGGGATCGCTGCGGCAGGGGACTTCGTCCCCCGCACCCCCTGCAGGAACGCGCGTAACACGCTGCGGGACGCTCCAGCGGTGGCTGCGGCTCGTCGAGGACTCCGAGCCGCAGAGGGGGCAGGGGGCTCCACCCCTAATGCTCGCATTTCGCTCCTGCCCTCGCGCCTCTTTCTCCTCCTTGCGCCGGGGCTTCGGTTCAGATAGCGCGTGCTCGTTGCTCGTGCGTCTGTCCCTTCCCCGTGCCTTTGGAGGTCCCATGAAGAACAGTCGTGTCCTCACCAGCGTGAACGAGCTGAACCGGATCAGCTACCGAATGAACGAGTTCTTGAACTCGGAATCTTTCGAATCCCTTCCCCTCACCAAGAAAGTGTGGATCAAGGACAATGTCATCGGTTGGCTGTCAATCCTGCACACAGAATGCAGTCAACTCAACCGGATCGTGATCGACAACGAGGTGTTCAATCTTGAGAAGCTGAAGGAGCAGGTGAAGGACAACGAAAACCTGACCAACGACGAAATCAAGAACGCCACGAAGGACTGGCAGCCCTGCGAGTGCAGCGGCTGCCGCGAAGAGGAGCCCGAGAAGTTCGACGTCTTCTGAGGAGGCACACCATGGAAGAAGAATTCAATGAGTGGGGGAGTGAGGACCCCTACATGTGCAACATCTGCGGACTCCGCGTCGATGATGATGGGCACTGCGAGAATTGCAGGCTCTTCGAAAAGCACATGGAGCAAATCGAACGTGACCACAAGTGCGGCCACCTCTGTGACCTTCACGGCTGCCCCTACGGCAAGTCGTGAATGACCCCTCAACCCCAACTGGGGACTGCAGTTCCACAGAGCTGCAGTCCCTTTATCGTCTCATCTTTTTCTTCAACCCTTTTGAAAGGAGCACATGCGACACATCAACATTCGTTCGAACGAGCCGTTCACCCACTACGCAGGACGCGACTGCGGACGGCACAAGGACATCGGCTTGGGCAACCCCTTCATTGTGGGCAAGCACGGAGCTCGCGGCGAATGCTGCGAGTTGTTCGGAATGCTGATCTTCGGAGCGGACTTCCTCGACGCCAAGCGTTTGCTCGAAGAGGGCGATCCTCTTCCGGTCATCCGCAAGCTTCTGAAGACCGGGTACAGCTTGGAGGAGCTGGAGTCGCTTCAGTCCGAGATCACCAGCACCATCATGAAGCTTCCGAAGGACGCAGTCTTGGGATGCTGGTGCAAGCCCAACAAGTGCCACTGCGAGTCCATCATCCAGTACTGGGATTGGACTCACTGAACTGCGGGACTGCAGGCTTCAACGTCTGCAGTCCCTTTACCGTGTCAGTTTCCCACATCTCATTTCAGAAAGGCAGCAATGACAGAAGAAGAATTCATGCTCAAGAACGTCGCGGTGATCTTCTCCGGCCTCATGGCGGGAGCCCTCACCAAGGACTGGACTCCCAGCAGTTCTCATCGGAAAATGATCGAGGAAGCCGCTGTCAATACGGCGGAACGTCTTTACCACAGCGTGAAGGTGCGAGTGGTCAAGAAGGAAGTTGACAGGCTCGGCAAGATCTTGGACATCCTCCAGTACGACAACGAGAACATGACCAAGAACGGCTACAAGATCACCGATCGCAACCATCTTCTCAATGAGATCGAGGAAACGAAGATCGCCTTGAGGGCGGAGGAGAACAAGTTGGTGCATCTTCTCGAATGCCCAACCGGCGAGTACTGATCCGACCCATCAACCACCTCGAATCTGCAGGGCTCACCCCCTGCAGTTTCATTCCTCCGGGCAGGTAGCTTCACCCCTCATCGTCGCATTTGGAAGGGCTCTTCCCTCCCTTCCTTTCCCCCCTGTTGGCTCCGAACTCCGCCCGCCGCTTCGCGTCCGGGCGGAGTTCTCCGCCCAACATCATTGTTGTTTCTTTCCCATTTCCTTTCTTTTCACTTTTTTCACAGGAGCAGTGCAGCATGTCCAAGAACAAGAACTCGAACCGCAACCCCGACGGCCTCACGGAGCACGACATCAACGAGCTTCGCGACAATCCCCCCAGCGAATTCAGCACCGCTGACATCGAGCTCCTGCAGGCCATGAAGGCCATGCAGGCCGAGATCGCCTCCCTCAAGCAGCAGGCCTCCTCCGCCAAGGCCGACGCCGCCAAGCTCAACAAGGAGCTCATGGTCAAGAAGTTGACCGAAGACAGCTACGACATCGTCGTCGGCACGTCTTCCAATGCGACCGACCTCCCCCGCGAGGGCGGCCTCGACATCTACGTGGCCAACAGTGCCAGCCATCTCTTCCAGCAGGTCTCCGCACACGGCGACCGCTGGGAGCGTCCGATCGCGTGGGTGCCGGTAGTGCTCTACACGGCCCTCAAGCAGGACGCCAAGAAGCCGTTCCAGTCGATCACAACCAAAGACGGATCTCAAATTCCGAACTACAAGCTCGGTCAAACGATCATCAATCAGTCGTACGGCACTCACACCGTGACCGATCCGCAGACGCTGGACAAGGTGACCGTCAGCCTCACCGGCTACGCCAGCCTCTCCGTGGCGATGAACATCTCCAGCGGAGACATTCAGGACCCCAAGGCGTTGATGGAACGCCTCGATCGTGCTCACGAGAAGAACGCCAAGCTGGTGAGGTACAACAACGGCGACCCCGACAGCGATCCTGAGACGCCCGCCTTCATCGGGTATGAGCAATCGAACAAGCCGGGCGTGAGGTTCGTCGCGGACCAGCCCGACGCCCTCGACGAGGCCCGCAAGTCCTGATCAACTGTGACATCCCCTCCCCACTGGGGCAGTCGGCTACCGCCACTGCCTCAGCTTTACTGTCCCCCTCCCATCCGCGTGGAATGGGAGAACCTCACCAGCACATCCGACAGAGTGTGCAGCCAGTGACCCCGAAAGGAACCCGTGAAGCCTGACCCAAATAGAGCATACCAAGCCTACCGCGAAGACGCGGCGTACCTCCTCACCCTCAACGTCGGCGACACCACGGACCTGTACAGGGGCTGGCTGGTCAAGCTCCTTGACAAGTCCGGCGACGATGTCTGCGTCAAGGTGACGCACGACCCCGCCTATGGCGACCACGAACGCATCCGGTTGCAGAACATGCACAAGTGGGGCTACTTCGGCAAGAACGGAGGTGGCCTGTTCCAAGGACACCCACTCGCACTCGATGACATGAGCGAAGAGAAGTGGATCGCGGAATTCAAGGAGCACATTGAGTTCATCCGTGACCACTTCGCAGGGGTCACCGCCCACCCCCGCTCGATCATCACGGAAGACTGGGGGCACTACATCCCCTCGAACAACCCAATCCCCGGCGACAACAAGCGGTTCCTCCAAGGATTTGGAGGCACTCAGTTCTTCATCAAAGAACTCAACGGCCCCGGACGCTGGAGGCACTGCAACGTCTGGCATCAGGGGACCATCCCCTCTGACATGCGACACCGCATTACTCCCACTCATTACCTCGGCGGACTCCCCGCCGGTGAGAACAAGGAGCTCTACGTGGAGCTCCCGGACAGTTGGGTGCTGAACCCTCGGCACCTCGATTACGTTGCGGCACAGCCGCAGAAAGCATCGTGAACATCATGAGCAGCAACAACACCCCCACCGGCAACGGCATCCTTTACATCCTCGAGGAGATGGGCAGCCGCCTCCAGAAGTCCGAGGCCCGCATCGACTACCTCACTCGCGACAACGAGATGTACTACAAGTGGTGGCAGGAGTCCCAGGCCCGCGTCAAGGCCCTCGAGGCCAAGCTCAAGGAGGCCAACCTTCCCATCAACTGACCGTGGTACAATCCTCCGAAAGGAGGTGCCCCATGGCAAAGAAGCCGAAAGGCGGAAAGGGCTGCGGCTGCTGAGCTGCACCCCCTGAGCCCAACGAACTGAGAGCTGCCTACCCGCAGCTCTTCAGTTTTCCGGATCTATCGAATCCTCCCCGAATCGTCGCATTTCGGAGAAGCCCATGCCCAAGTTCCTCTCCATCCTCTCGCAGCTCCGCATCTTCCACTGGCAGACTCGCGGCTATGCCGAGCACGTGGCGTTGGGATCCCTCTACGACGACCTCTCCGAACTCATCGACGACTTCGTCGAAACCTACTCCGGCTGCAAGGGCTCAGTCCCTCCAGCCAAGGAGTTCTACTCCGAAGCCCCCGTCGACTACCAGTCCACCACCCAAGTGGTCAAGTACCTCGACTCCATCGAGGACTACCTCGTGAAGGATCTCGGCAAGTCCCTCAAGGACCCCGAGCAGACCTCCCTTCTCAACATCCGAGACGACATGCTGGGCAAGGTCCAGCACACCAAGTACCTCCTCCGTCTCAAGTAACCCGCAACCTCCAGCCGTGCGCAGGTGCCCTTCTCCTTTCGGGCACAAGAGCGAATCCAAGCTTCCGTCGAACTCAGCTTGCCTCAGGCCGAGCGTCTCGGAGCGGGAGCGGCACGTCCACACCTCACCCCTTTCAGGAGTCCCCATGTCAACGCAACGCCTCGCAGAACTTGACCGCGAATACGCCGAATTCCGTGAGAAGATCCTCGCCATGCTGAACGAAGACCCCAACATCTTCGTCCTGCTCACCAAGGACATCGACACCCTTCGAACCGATTCGAAGATTCCCACCGCCCGCCTTTGCGCAGCCGTCACCTCCATGGTGATCCGCACCATCATCCTCGAGAACAAGGATCGTCTGCCCGCCAAGATGCAGACCATCTTCCAACTCTTCGAGCAGATCCGCCGCCAACAGCCCGGCATGACCCACGAGCAGATCGCAAACCTGATCGCCGACATGGGCCCCGACGGCATGCACTTTGACAACCCGCCTTCTCCTCCCTCCCCCTGACATTCGTCGTCCGTCGCGTGGCGTCCGGGGCGTCGCCACGCGACTTCCGCCTTCCTGTTCCCTCACCGAAAGGATTCCCATGATCAACTTCTCCCTTCTCCCAGCCGACGTCAATCTCCTTCAAGACGCTCTATCACTCCTCTTGACTCACACCTATCTTGTCCCCGGCTACTCCCCGTCCTACGTCCGCAACGCGGAAGCCCTGTCCAACTTCCTCGCCGATGCGGGTCATCCTCACGTCAAGAGGCATCCATGGCTCAGCAGCCCCCAGTCCCCGACGACTTCGTCCGATCCTTCATCACCATGCCCGATCGACCCGGCATCTATTGGGTCCCGTCCTTCCAGCATCCCTTCCTCGTTGCTCGACCTCTCACCGACCTCAGCACCTCCATCATCGTTCACTACCCCAGCACCAAGTTCGATGTCATCCCCAGCTCCATCGTCAGCGCAACCATCCCCGCTGACGTTCTCCGAAATCTTCCCGAGACTTGAGCCCGACGACATCCCCTTCTGAGGTCCCCCTCCCATGCTCCCGATGACGTTGGTCCAGCACCCGTCGTCAGGTTCCTGCACCCTTCTCAATCCGAAGGGGCAGCCCTGTCCTCTCCTCTCGCGTCCCATCAAGACCCGCTGTGCCCAGACCGCCCACGTCCAGTCACAGCCCTTGCATCCCGCCACTCCGATCGTCATCATGATCGGCCGCAATCCGGGACTCGACGAGGACAGCACAGGCCTTCCCTTTCAAGGCCGTCTATCCGAACGCTTCTGGTCCGCATGGCTTCCCGGCAGCAAGCTTCCGCAACTCGCCACGCTCTTCATCACCAACATCGCACGCTGCTTCCACGTCGACGGCCAAGCACCGAAGCCCGCCGTCTTCAATCTCTGCCGCACCCACCTGATCCCCGACCTGCACACCATCAGTTCCATGGGAGGGGGACCCATCTTCCTGTTGACCATGGGTGCCGAAGCCACCACCCACACGTACGCACTCGGCGGTCAGCGAGCCATCACGTTGACCAAGGCCTTCTCCCGCCAAGGCTACCCGCTCACCATCGACGGCGTCTCCGTTCACGTGTACTCCACGTTCCATCCCGCGTTCTGCGAACGCGAGGAACGTCACATCTACGCCGTCCAAGATCACCTTGCATTGCTGACCGACGCATTGCGTGGCACCCGCCCGCTCCCATCCAAACCCCAGTTCACCGCACCTCGGAGTCCCCGCCCATGAGCCTGCTCAACCCGGTCATCGTCGCACCGAAGGTCACGCCACTCGTCGGCCTCGTGCAGCACCGCCACCACCAGTACTACGAGTGGACCGTCGACGAGTCCCGCATCGCCAACGACCCGCTCGCCATGGTGGGCGACACCTTCTCGCAGTGCTTCGCCCAACTCCTCGAACGCTTCCCGTCTCCTCCCGGCACCTGCCGCGTCTTCCCCATCTCCTACGGCGAACCCCACTACATCCTTCGAGAGCACTCCGAACTCCGGGAATTCTGGGACGAGTTCTACAACCAATACCCCCGCCTCTCCTGCTTCAGCTCCAGCATCGCACCCTACGGGGCCACGATCGTCACGTACGGGACGCCCATCATCACGACGTCCGACCCCCACCGAATCGTCGAGCTTCTCTCCCAGTACGGCACGATGCCCCACGCATTGGGGCACAAGCCCCCCGTCCTCGACGACCCGCTCTGCCGATTCGCACCGGCCAAGTCCACGTTCGCACCCGGCGCTCTCCCCCAGTTCATTCCCGATCCGGACGGCCGCATCGCCGCTCGCCGAGCCCGCAACAAACTCATCAAGAAGTCCGACAAGTTCCCGCTCAACATGCTGTGCGGTGACGAAGCCGCCGTCGTCGAACGCCTCTACCAAGAACAGGCCGCCCTTCTCAAGGCCCGTCTCTCCAAACGCAGCCTTCTCCCCCGTTCTCCCCTCCGAGACACGGACATCCGCAAGCTCACGTACGACATCCCGACGTGGTCTTCCTACTCCAGCTCCTACAACCCGTTCCACGCATTCATCCAGATGAGTGCGATCGAAGTCACCGAAATACCCACACTCCTCAAACCCATCACCGAATTCCTCGACGACCACCACTTCCTCATCAATCTTCTCTGCAAGCAAGAACCAACACTCCGCACAGCCTTCCTCGACTTCCTCTTGACGTTCACCAATCACTCATCTACACTCTGTTACCTCATCTGTGAAGCGTATTTGGAACACGACGAGAGTCACTACGACCGTGCTCGTCAACTCACCCTGAACGCGTGCTTCGCGGTGGCACGCGTCATCAGGAACCTCAAACCCACACCGCTGGAGATTCGCAATGTCCGAGACCAACACCAACCCTTCGACCCAGACCCTTACCTTGCAGCTCTCCGGAAACGGCGCAAATAACCCCGCCGAGCCGAAGAACGCCCTCGCCAAGACGCTCACCGACGCGGGCATCACGGTGTCCATGAGCTCGCAGGACCTCATCGCCATCAAGGTGGCCCAGCACGAGTCGGAGATCTCCTCGCAGATCTCCTCCCTCAACAAGCAGCTGACCACCCTCAACCGCGAGATCTCCGTCCTCAACGACAAGATCGCCGTCGAGGTGCGTGCGTTCCCCGCCCCCGAGGCCGTGACCAACGCGTCCATCGCCCTGTGCAACGCCCTCTCCGCCTTCTACGAGGGCGTCCGCTTCACGACGACCTACACCAACGAGCTCCGCGAGAACTCCGAGCTGGGCGTCATCGTCCGCAACACCGCCAAGGTGTCCAGCTCCTTCACCAGCTCGGCGGGCACTCACTACCTCAACACCGAGATCCCCGCCCCCGAGTTCATCACCAAGCATCTGGTCCGCCGCAACGACCTGATGCAGGACGTCGCCAACATCCAGAGCGAGATCGCCCAGAAGCGTCGTGACCTCGCCCAGATCCCGCAGCTCGAGCGTCAGGCCAAGGCCGCTCTCGTCTCGACCATGCTCGCCGAGACCGAGGCCGGTCAGCGTCTGCTCTCCGCCGTTAGCGGCACCAAGGCGACTCCCGCCATCTGATCCCGTTCACTCCCCTTGCCGGGCCCGCATTCCTTCACTGGTTTGCGGGCCCTTTCTTCCGGGTCGAGATCCGCGATCCACATAGGCTATAGACCCGATGTGAGAGGGGTTGGACTCCCCTTCGATCCACTTTCAGGAGCTTGCCATGCACGTGACTCTCGCCTGCCCCATCTGTTCCCACGAGTTCTCCGTCGAACTTCCGAGGACCCTTTCCGATGCCACGCCGAACACCCCGCTCCCCGTCCTGTTCCACATCCCTTCCTCCGACGTCCTCATCCGCCAGACCGGAGTCGGACCCCACGCCGTCTTCGACATCAGCCGAGACCACGGAGTCTTCTTCGACCAGACCAACCGCATCCACGCCCAAGCTCTCCTCTCCTACCCCTGTCCCTGACCCCGTCGCCCAATCCATCGCCGACGACCGCCGCACCCTCCCCGGCTGGTGCTGCGCCACCGACTGGCTCTAACGCACATCCACCCCCTCATGGGAGGGGGACACTCGGAGTTTCCTCCACATGAGTGACCCCACGTTCGCATCCGTCGACATCGAGACCTACGGAATCTGGCACAGCCTGCCCGCCCAGACGGTCTTCCACCCTCGCCGCATGTTCTTCGTCGACCGCATTCCGCTGGCCGACATGATCCAGTGCGTGTCCATCACGCTGCCCAAGAAGAACCCGCCCGACATCTCCATCGAATCCCTCGCCGCCATCGAGCCGGGCCCCACCCTCGTCTTCGAGCCCCGCTACACGACGGACCGCATCCACCTCACCAAGTGGCTGGCCCACCTCCGCACGTGGTGCGGCATGAACCTCGCGTTCGACACGCTGTGCCTCCGCAGCTTCTCGCCCCTGTTCCGTCACCACGTGACGCCCCGCATCCAGCTGGTCGATCTCTCGGTCCTCAACTTCCTCGAGAATCCCAGCCGGCCCGAGAAGTCCCTCAAGACCATCGGCCTGGCCCTCAACACGCACACCTACGAGGAGACCGCCAAGACCACCCGCTTCTCCGACCGCCACAAGATGCTCCGCTACTGCGGCGAGGACACCCACAACACGCTGGTGGACATCGCGACCCTCGCTCGTCGCATCCTCTCCAACCACCTGCTCAAGTCCCGCATCTCTCCCTACACCCTCCGCATGTACTCGGACACGCAGTGGTCCTGCATCCAGATGTCGGAGAACGGCGTGCCCATCCACCGCCCATCCCTCGAGTCCCTCGCACTTCGCCTCCACCGTCACGCCACCCACTGCGCACGCCGCTGCTCAGCCCTCAACCTCCAGCTCTCCGGCTCCGGTTCCCAGACCTCCAAGGACACCTTCATGAAGTCCATGCTGGAGGAGGCAGCGGTCTCCGATCCCACCATCCTGTCCAACCCCGTGCTCGGCTTCACGCCGACCGGCAAGCTCCAGATCTCCGAAGCCAACCGCGACCTCATCACACCCCACCTCAAGTCCCCACACCTCATCGAAGCATCAAACCTGTGGTCCTCCTTCGTCCACACCGACAAGCTTCTCGGCACCTATTGCTTCCCGCTCCTGTGGCGTCGTCGTAAGATCGACAAGGCCAAGGTCTCCCGCAAGTCCATCCTGTGTCCCCAGTCAGGTGTCCCCCTCCCACTCCTTCCGGAGCCCCCATCATGTCTGAGACTCTCCGCCGAACCTTCGCTCTCCGATTCATCGGAACCGCCGTCCTCCTCTGCATCGTCATGTCCCGCGTCGGCTACAAGTTCTGGTCCAGCACCGACTGGCTCTACCAGATCCTCTGGGGTGCCGCGTTCTTCTGGGGCTTCACGGCCGTCATCTGCCTCGGGGCCATCACGTTCGCACTCCCGGATGAGGAGGATCTCGACCCCCGGAACCCCCAATCGTGACGTCTGGCTGAGCCACACCTCGTGGTACATCGTCCCGTCCGCCATCAAGGACGAGGGCGGAGCCTCCGGCGGCACCGTCCAAGGTCGCATCACCTGCAAGGACGGAGCCCACCAGACCGACCCCGACTCCATCCAAGCCTGCCATCGTTCCCGTTGGCACGGCGGAGTCCTGCTGGGCGGCGACCTCTCCCAGATCGAGCTCCGCGTCCCCGCCGTCACCAGCGGCGAACCGCTCTACGTCAACGCCTTCGTCCGCAACGACGACATGCACACGGCCACGGCCCGCATGTTCTGGTCCGACGACGAGCTCTTCGCCCGCTACCCCATGCTGCGTGGCCAGCCGCCCAAGCTCTGGAAGAAGCTGTCCCTCGCCTTCGATCGACGCGAACGTCAGGTCGGCAAGCGAGGCAACTTCGCACGCGGCTACCGAGCCGGTGCCGACAAGATCCGAGCCTCCGTCCACGAGGACATCGGCGAGCTCCTGCCCATGGAGATCTTCGAGAAGTTCACGAAGAACGCCAAGCACGACACCCCCCTCCTGTGGGCCTACCAAGAACGGCTGATCGCAGAGGCCCGCTCCACTCGCCACATCATCCTGCCCATCACCGGCCAGCAACGCCAGTTCGGCGGCACCGAGTACGACATCAACGAGATCTGCAACTTCCCGATCCAGACCATGGCGGGCAACGTCATGAACCGGATCCAGTACCGCTTCCGGATCCTGACCGAACGATGGTCCGACCACATCAAGGCTTACCTCAACATCTACGACGCCCTCAAGGTCGACTGCCGCTCCATGTCCTACGCCCTGCTGGCCAAGCGGAAGCTTCTCGAGTCCTGCGAGTGGGTCGCCAAGCACGACTACTGGGCCATGCTCCAAGATCACTACAAGCGTGAAGTTCCCTTGTCCATGGACTTCAAGATGCTGCAGGCCTAACGTACCCCATGCCCAAGCATTCGACGATCCCCTCAAAGATCATCACACTCCTGAACAACGGCACCACCGTCAAGGACGTGGCCAAGTCTCTCGACGTGTCCACTCGCTACGTCTACGACGTCGCCGGTCGCCACCAGTGTCCCACCAATTCCTCGATTCGCTTGTGGGGTCGACGGGAACACAAGCTTCTCCGTCGCATCGTCGCATGCTCGCAGCCCAACTACGAGAAGGTGGCGAAGCTCACGGGAATGTCCGAGGGATTCCTCAAGCGGTTCGTCAAGTCGATCGCCGCCTCCGAACTCCCCCGCATTTGAAGACGACATGGACCATCCTGATCGACGAGCGGGAGAAGAAACCTCTTCCCTTCCCCGACCATCTCTCGGTCATGGATCACGGTTCGTCCGCATCCAACCCCCGCCTCACGACGGTGATGCTTCGCACCAAGAAGGCCACGCTCAAGACCGGCGACTACGTCCTCGAAGGACACGAGTCCGCAGGCTGCATCGAACGCAAGCAGCACCTCGTGGAACTGCACGGCAACCTCTGCACCACCGAAGGCCGCACCCGATTCCTCAAGGAACTGGATCGCTTCCGTGAGTACAGCCACCCCTGCATCGTGCTCGAGTCCCCCTCCCCGGACAAGAGACACCCGCACCCTGACGTCAAGTACTCACCGACCGCCGTCCGAGACATGCTGCTCATGGTGTGCGTCAGCCGTAAGATCCCCCTTCTTACGTTCACCTGCACGACCGACAGCCAACGTCGACTCTGTGCCGAGTGGACCGCCTCCTTCCTCATCCAAGCCGCCATATCCTCTTCCATAGGTTCCACCACATTGGAGACCGGAAATGAGCAGCCATGAAGAACACCGCATTCGTCTTGTCCTTCGCGTCCTTCCTGTCCTGTCTTTCCTTCTGTGCGTGCTGTCAGGCTGCGCGGTGGGAAGGAACTCATCCGGCGACGTCGTCATCGGAGTCCGTGCAGGAGGCCTCCCCGAAACCGCCGGAGAAGCCCTCCACGCCGCAGCCGACTTCCTCCCCCCACCCTGGAATCTCATTGCAGGAAGTGCCGCGACGCTGCTCGTTGGCGGTGCCGGAGCCTCCCTTGCCAAGAAGCAAGCCGAGCTCGCAAGAGACCGTGAACACGCAGCTTGGGACGAAGCCCACCGAACCGCCACTGCCGGATCCGGAGCCCCTCCTGTCCAGCCTCCAGTCGCATGAGGAGTCCCTCCGCTCCATCAACCGGACGCTCTACTCCCCGTCCTGCCAGTCGGACACCCCCCTCCTCATCCTGTCCCTGCTCATCGGATCGGTGATATGCTTGAACACCGCCCTGCTGTACCTGTCCAAGCCCCAACGCATGGGAGGGGGACACCACTCACCCCCCGCCTGATGAGACCAAGTCATGAGCGAGAAAGTCATCAAGCAGCTGAACGCCCTGTCCGTGATCCTCTCGGTGGTTTCGATCTTGGTCACACCCTTCATGACCTACGCGGTGGCGAACGCCGTCCACGGCGAGCAGATCAGCTCTCTCCGCTCGGAGATGTCGGACATCAAGGCATCCCGAGACAAGATCCTGTCTACACTTGATGAGATTCGGGACAAGGTCTCCGACATTCGGGACCGCCTGTCCAAGGTTGAAGGTCACCTCAGTCGTCCGTAAGGAGTCAATCATGCCCACCGCTGGCACCGTCAAGGCCCCTCCCTTCTTCGATCGACTCCCCGCCTCCTCGCTGATCGTGGGTGCGGCTCACTCCCTGACCGTCACCTTCAACACGAACTCCAAGCAGGCGACCGCCAGCCCCGCCAACCCCTTCAAGATCCTCGACGGCACCGAGACCTACGCGGACAAGGTCAACATCGTGAGCGTCCCCTCGAACGCCACGTACCTCGACCTCTACCACTTCTTCTCGAAGGCCACGGCGGGTGCGGGCACCATCACGACGCACCCCATCGTCCGCGTCTTCGGCGAGCTTCCCTGCCCCAAGGGCGACAGCTACGTCGACCACCCGATCAGCGGCATCAATGCCACCGGCGTCAATCTCGTGACCGCAGGCTACGGCGACTGGATTCCCCTCACCACTGTGGCTGGTGGTGCGGGGTCCACGTCCATCACCGTCGGCGACTCGACCGACACCGAGCCCATGTGCTACATCACCGGACTCGCCTCAGCCGGAACCAACGCCATCTCCCGTTCGGCCCCCGCCTCCATCCTTCTCAAGGGCGTTCGTCGCGTCATCGTGACGATCAAGACCGCTGCGGTCGGCACTGCCGTCGAGACCGGCTACATCGGCGGCAACTTCCGCTGCTGATCCCTTCCCTGCTTTCTCCTCCTGTGCGGAGAACGGCGGCGTCGCTTGCGCGGCCGCCGTTCTCCTTCACAAGGATCCACCATGCTTTTCAAAACTCGTCGTGACTCCTCCTCCATCCCTTTGCTGGAGGAGATGGGTCTTCGTCCCCTCACACCCTCAATCCGTTCGTCCCACTACGGACAAGCCCTGCGTGATCCGTGGGCCTACTTCGTGACCCAGCGACTGGGCCTCGTGCCCAAGCTGTCGTGGTCCCAGTGCCTCACCCTCGGCAGCTGGTATCACACCGCCTGCGAGTTCCACATGAACGGCAGCCCCTCTCCGTGGGCCGCCTATCGCCAGCTCATCAACACCCGCCTGCAGGAGCTGGCCACCCTCTGCACCTCCATGGCGTACACGCCCCACGCCATCGAGAGCACCTGCATCCGCGAGGAGCGTGAGGCCTACTCCGCATGGGCCCTCTTCCATGGGTCGGCAAAGGTCCCCCTCCCATCCAACGCGATGTCGTGGCTGGACACCATTCGGGATCCCAGCCGCTACGAAGTGGTGGCCACCGAGTTCGAGCTCACGATGACGCACCCGCTCATCCAGCATCCGGTGGGCATCCGCGTCGACGCCATCCTCTATCACAAGCAGCACAACGTCCTGTGGCTGGTCGACTACAAGACCACCAGCAAGAACCCGGTCGACCGCTCGGCCGTGTGCCCCATCGAGTTCCAGACCCAGCTCTACATCGACGTCATGAAGCTGGCGTTGGGTGACCGGAACCCCAAGCTCGAAGTTCGGTTGGAGGGACTGGGCCTCACCAAGCAACAGCGTGACTCGCTCGACGTGCAGGGCATGCAGCACATCATCATCAGGAAGCCCGGCATCCGCTTCGGCATGGAGGATCGTGACTTCGAGGAGAAGGAGTTCACGCCGTCTCGCGGTCCCAACAAGGGAATCACTCGCATCGAACGCGAGTACGTGGGCGAGCCACGCCTCTCCAACTTCGTTCGTCGAGTCTCCGATTGGTATACGAAGAGTGGACAGTATTTGCACCTTCAGGAAACCGATCCGATCGGTCCGGTCCTGATTTCTCGCAGTCCGGCAAGCCTCGTGCTTGACGACACGGGACTTCACTCGTACTATTCACGGTTGAAGTATCTGCATTCGTTGGCGACCAGACTCCCGTCCCCGGACAACTTCCTCGTCAACCCCGGCGCGTCCGATGAGCACGGCCGCGTCTCCTACGTCACGGACCTGTCCGTCGTCGACATCGCCGACTGGCCTGCCGTGATCTCAGCTCAGGAACTGATGGTTCGCAAGCCCACCGACGCCATCGTTCAACTTGAATCCGGGCAATAAGGTCCCTCTCCCATGTCAGACGACACCACAGATACCGACGTCACCCTCACCACCCGCAAGAAGAAGATCCACTGGTCCGAGCCGTTCGAGACCGAGATCCTCAACGCCGTCCTCGCACCCCGCATCCGGGCCATCCTGCACGAGGGCGTCCGCCACCGCAGCCACCTCCTCGAGAAGTGGTCGGAGAAGGTCGGCGGCGACCCCGGTCACGACCGCATGCAGCGTTGGCTGGAGCAACTGGGCTACGGTGCCCTGTTCGGCAACAAGCCCCTGATCCGGGTGCCCATGCACGCACAGGCCGAACCCATCCGCGAGCCGGTCCCCGCCTTCACGACGCAGACCGATCAGGCTCCCGTGGTGGACGGGCTGCCCAGCCCCCGCGTCATCGCCCCCGCCGTCATCAAGACCCGCATGCCCAACGGCCAGATCGTCGAGATCCCCGGCATCGGATCGGCCGCGCAGTTCACGGCAACCACCGACAACATCCAAGGGGTTGAGATCCGCAATCCTCTGGACGTGCCCGGCATGTCAGGATCCGTCCACTACACCAGCGGCGACTTCGCCAACGACGGACCTCCGGGCATCACGATCAACGGATAAGGAGTCATCATGGAAGAACAGACGCTCTCATTCGGCCGAACTCGTCAGCAGAAGTACGAAGGGCTCGGCGGCTACATCGGCCACAGCATCGCACCGCTGGACCGGGTGAGGGCCGTCATCGCTTCCATGCCCAAGGTCGGCAAGTCCACGCTCCTGCAGTCCTGCGAGGACGCCTTCATCTTCAACATCGACCAGAGCAGTACGGTCACGCCCACCCCGCGTGCCGTCATGTTCCCGATGGTCGGCGAGGACGGCAGCTGTCTTCTCGACACGGGCCCCGGCATCCTCACGTGGGACGCCATCGAGTCCAAGATCGAGGTCCTCAAGAAGCTGGCGTTGGAGCGGAAGCCCCGTCCCAAGCTCGTCATCTTCGACAGCCTGTCGACCCTCCTCAACCTCGTGCGTCCGTGGATCGTCCGCAACGCCGCCAAGCTGGGCATCGCCAAGGGCGAGGTCACCGACTTCAAGCAGCTGCACGGACCGGCCGCCTACGACGCACTCTTCGAGACGATCGTCAAGTCCATCAACGATCTGTATCAGGCGGGCTACGGCGTGATCCTCACGGTTCACATCGTCAACGCCAAGATCCAGCTCGGCGAGGACGCCATGACGATCATCCCCGAGCTCTGTGCTTCCGACGGTCTCTGGAAGCGCATCTACCCCCTCATGGAGTTCGTGGCCGTGATGCACCGGAAGGACGTCGTCACCACCAAGGAGGTGGAGACCACCGTCATGATCCGTGGCACCCCGTCCACCCACAAGAAGACGGTCACCGAGACCGCCCAGAAGGTCTTCCTCTCCATCAACGAAGCCTACTACAAGGACGTCTCCGGTGGCCGCGTCCAGTTCCCGCCCATCGAGGTGCCCAAGGCCGACGGTTGGAAGACCGTCTCCGAAGCCTACGAGGCCGCTCGCCAGAACCACATGCGTGGTTCCTGATCCTGTTCCTCTTGTTCGTCGGCACGCCGCCCCGCCGAGGCGTCGGCGGCGTGCCGCCTACACACATCGTTTTCTTTTCTTTCCTTTCCTCTTTGTTGGAGTTTCGTGCTATGAGTCTCGATCCCACTGTCGCTCAACTTTTCGCCGCCACCCAGACCGCGTTCAACAACGCCACCGAGTCCGCCGACAACTGGCCCCCGGCCGGTGAGTACGACCTCGTCGTGACCGCCCTCGACACCAAGCCCGGCAAGTTCAAGTACACGAACAGCCACGGCGCTCAGGCCGAGATCCCCTGCATCAACGCGTGGGGCCGCTTCACCCGCGTCATCAGCAAGGACGACCCCGACTTCCGCGAGGGCCAGTCCTACGACTTCCGTGGTGCCCTCTTCCAGATCGCGGAGATCAAGCCCGACATGCCCGAGAACGTGATCTCCCGCATCAACGCCAACGCCAGCCGCTTCACGACTCACGTGTCGGTCATCCTCGGCAAGCCGTTCGCCGAGGTCAAGGCCAACATGCAGGGCAGCGTTGGTGCTGCGGTCAGCCGCATCTCCGACGGCGTGACCATGGTTCGCGCCCGCGTCGTCTACAAGCAGAACGATCGTGATCCGGCTAACCCCTACCGTACGGAGTACCTGATCGCGAATCTCTCCAACGCCTGATTGACGGCACTCCCAACCGGGAGTACTGTCTGCCCGGAGTCCCCCTCCCATCTGGGGCCGAATCGTCCCACAAGACATTCGGCCCTTTTCATTCCAGCGAGCAACCCATGATCATCTCGACTCTCTGCCACACGAGAACACCCAAGGGTTGCCGCAACGATTTCGACAGTCCGCTCTTCCTCGTCTTCACGAAGCCGCCCGTTCCTCAGGCTTGGCGAGCGCCCAAGCCTTCCTACCAGAAGTGCCTGTTCGGAACGCTTGAGAGTCAGCCCGGACTTCTCGGCATCTACATCACGGGCGATCCGCTCTTCCTTCCCTCCGACTTCAAGGCGATCGAGACGGGCTCCATTTCCCTGACCAACGAAGACAGCCGGTGTGCGGTGGCCAAGATCTATCTCGGTCGCTCACTCGTCAAGTCTCTCATCAAGAACAATGTGGCGTTGGGTCGCTCCGCATCCTTCAACGCGGAGTACCGGACCAGTCCGTCCTTCATGTTCTGGGTGGTGAACACACGAATCACCATGCCGGAAGCGGAGCCGTTCGTCTCCGTGACGGACGCGATCGGTCGCCTTCGCAGGCACGCCATCAAGTTGAACCTGGCCCCTCCTCCCGGAGATCACGCATGGACGGATACGAAATCAAAGTCAGCCGACCCAACTTCGAAGTCGAGATCCGATGCGGAGGAGGAATCGCCTACGGCAAGATGAGGTTCAAGGAGCTGGACCATGTCATCCGACACGACGACGGATCAGTCGAATTCCACTGCCTGCCCCGAGACCTGCTCCAGTTCTCAGCCACGGTGCTGTCCGCCCACCAGCTCTACCAAGCAGGACAAGACGCCATCGACGACACCATGGGAGGGGGACCCAGTGCCGCCGACTGACATGGAACTTCCGATGGAAGGCCGGACCGATCTGGAGTGTTAGCACTTCCAGCGGCGACGGGCCGCCAGCCCACGCTCGCCGTGCCAGCCCCTGCTCCTCGCGCAGAAGGACCGCTTGCGGGGCCCGCCCTCAGGCTGAGGAGCCTGCAGATTGGATCCCGTAGCCCTGTTGTACTTGGCTCGGCCCTTCGCGGTCAAGCCGCCGCCCGCCTTCACGGAGAGCTTCTCACCACGGCCGACGCTGAGGTTGGGCTTCTTCTTGGACTTGGTCTTCAGGATGGGGCTCATCGCCATGGGTCACCTCAGTGCATCTTCTTGAGCGTCTGCGCCAGCCGAGCACGCTTGCCCAGCTTGCCACCGGCCTGTGCCGCCTTCGCCAGCATGGCCGGAGGAATCTTCTGACCTTGGGGAACGCCCAGCTGCTTGTGCAGGGCGCCGGGCTTCTTGATCGCACCCTTGATCCAGTTCGCCATGACTCATCCCTTGAGGAAGTTGTCGAGGGCCGTGTCCTTCTTGCCACCCTTCTTCTTCAATGCGCCCTTCTTGGTGAAAGGAGCGGCTTTGACCTTGCCCATCTTGTCGCCCTTGGCGGGCAGGTTCTTTCTGAATGAAGGCTTCATGTCATGGTCCTTGATCGACGGAGGTGGAGGCCGGGCCCACAGGGCTTGAGCCGCCCGTCGCTGCGGCTCCCACGGATTGTACCCTGCTGAAGATGTCGGCGACCATCTGATCGCGTCCAGCGGGGTTGTATCGCTGCCGCTGGCCAGCCGTCATGCCCGACGTCAGATCCGAGCCGGTGGTGACGGCACCACCAATCGCATTCGCCATCTGCATGCGGACGTCCGGCGTGAGGCTGTCGAGGATTCGCTCCGTCCTGCCGATGTTGTCGCGAGACCTCAGATACTGCTTGACCTGAGACTGCGTCACCGTCAATGGGAGGGGGGCCCCCGTGTTCGGATCCTTGTACTTGGCGGAGAACTCCCGACGGACGGCTTCCGCCCCGCTCATGTCGTTGCCCGCCATCCTCCGCAGGAACTCCTGCCTGTAGTTGATGATCTCCTGACGCTGCTTGATCAGGTAGCCGTCGATCTGGCCCTGCTGCTGGCCTGAGCCGAGGTCCACGCCCAGCCCCTTCAGCACGATGTTGCTGGCCTTGTCGTAGCCCACCAGCGATCCGTCGGGCTTGTAGATGGGAACGGTGCCGTCCTGCTGCACGTTCGAGTAGTCCACGTAGGTTTTTTGAAGCAGTCCCCCTCCCATCATCGGGAGCTGGGGAGCCATGGACAAGGCTCGACTCAAGGCGATGCCGCCGGGGATCAGCGCGGACAGGGCCTGCACGCCTTCGGTGCGATCTCCCATGACTCCGCGAATGGCGGAGGCGGGAAGACGGGCGATGGGCGGCATCGGGAACCACGCATCGTCGTGCAGGATCTTGCGTCCGCCCGTGATGTCGGTGACGGCACTGGCGGTCAAGCCCTTCGAGAGGTCGGCACCAAGCAGGTGCTTGCCTGCCTCGTAGACGATCGCGCTGTAGCCGAGTGAACGTCCCGCATGGCGAGCAAGACCCGCCCAGTAGTTCTCCTCAGCCCCCCATTGGGGGGCCTTCACGAGGAAGGTGGTCGCGGTTCTCAGCGGGAACTGCATGAACTGACGGAACAACGGGTGGCTGACCATGCCAGAGCCGTGGACACCGGGGACTCGTTCTCGGTTGAAGATCATCGGACGGTACAGTCGATTCGATCCGAACTGCGTGACGGCCTGCAGCTCCTCCAGATCTCGATTCCAGAGGTTGCTTCCGATGTCCGCAATCCTGCCTTCTCGCTTGTACGCAGCCTCCAGAAGATTGCTCGTCACCTGCTTGTTGAACCACTCGCTCTTCTCGAACATCGACATCGCAGCATGCGAAGCTCGGGACAGGAACGTGTCCTTCTTGTTCAGGTGCTGGCCCTCCAGCATTGCCATGAAGTCAGCCGTGAGTCCGGCTGATTCCGCGTAGGGAAAGTGCTTGCGGATCAAGGCGTCTCGTTCCGCCAACGTGGCGAATGCCTTGCCTGACTTCGCACGGTCCGAGAGATATCCGAACACGGACTTGAAGGCCTTGCCGTAGGCCCCCATCACTTCGCCGGGAGTGGCGGTGGTGGCCGCGTTGGTCAGAGGCTGAAGCATGTTCAGCGCCACGCTCGCGAGATTGAATCCCATGTGCGTGACGTACAGGTAGGATGCCGCCCTCTCGGAGACCGTCGCCACCCGACGCATCGGACTGTTGGGATCGCCGAAGAACTTCAGTTGTTGGATGTACTCCTTGCCGATGTCTCCGCCGTGCTCCTCAATGGCCTTGCCGAGCCAGCTTCCTGCGATCTTGCGGGCCCACTCCTTCTGCTTGAACATGGAGGAGAGTGCGGCGATCGTGTCCTCCTTGTGCAAACCCAGCATTCCGGGAACGATCACGTCCTTGAGAATGTCCTGACGCACCGCAGGAAGCAGGTTGTGGATCAGCGTGATGCCTCTCCAGTTGGAGTCGGTGTTCCGGTGGTGCAGATCGCGATCAGGACGTTTTCCCCCTGACTCAATCAAAGAGACTTCATCGTCAGTGAGGAATCGCACTCCTACCCCGGTTTCCTTGTTGATCCCCTTCGGGATCGACCACTGCACGTTGGAGGGTGCCGTGACCATGGCATGCAGAGCGGACGAGTCACGGATCGCACGCTCGTTCGACAGCACGGGATTCAACGAGATGGTTCGAAGGAACGGGTCTTCGTTCTTGGGGATGTTGTTCTGGTACTTCTTGGCGGCTGTCCGCTGCACCATGTCCAAGTGTTCGTATCCTTCTTTGGTGAGACCTCCAGCCTTGCCGATCAGTCCAAGGTCATCCGTCGAGTACATGGGCACGAGATTCGTGCGGGGCATCAGACGTGAGTGCTTGACGGACAGGTTGAAGTCGACGCTTTCCAGACCCCACTTCTTCAACGCCTCCGTCACGTCCACGCCCGGAACCTTCTCCGGAGTCATGACGTTTCGGGGTCGATAGCTTGAGGCGAACTCCCAGTTGAACTCCATGGTCATCAAGTCCTTCATGGCCTTGATGCGTTCGGAGTCGGTCATGGCGAGACCGACACCTCTGTTGGCGATGGATCCGAGATACTCCTCACCGATCAGAGGTCCGCCCTTCAGGTTCTGCGACCCCATGTAGTCCGCGAATCGAGCCACCTTGGCGTCGTCGAAGTGGAACTTCTCGTTGACTCCGCTGGGTGTCGTGATCTCGATGGTCCCATCCGCATTCTTCCTCAGCATCTTGGACTCGTCGCCGATCAATCGGATCAGCTCGTAGTCTCGTGCCTTTCTGAATCCCTCGACGTACTCCTTGAATCCTGGAGTCGTCTTCTCGAGGTTGCTCAGCCACGCGGAGTCGACGAGTGGTTTCTGCTCCGTGTTGATGAGAGCTTCCTCCAACCCCTCATTCGTCTTCTCAACCGTGTATCCGTGGTGTTCAAGGCTGTACGGCTGCGACCGAGCCTTAGACACGCTCTCGTCAAACTCGGCCAAATAGGCCTCTTTCTCACGCCTCATGCTCCTCATCTCATTTCGCCAAGAACGCCAGTCCTTCTTGGAGGATCCCGGCGGAGGCTTCAATCCGATGTGGGCCTCCATTCGCGAATTCATCTTCTCCATGAAGGCCTTGCGATCCTCCCAGAGTTTTCGGATCTCGTCTTCGACTTTGGTGCGGAGCATCTCCTCATGCTCCTTGGCGAGGTTCAGGTATGTGTCTCCTCGCATCTCCGCTTCGGTGACGGGTGGCCGAAACTCGTAACCCTCGACGACGTCTCCGTTCTTGTTGCGGGCGGTCGACTTCTCGAACTTCATCTCCTGATAGCGTTCGACGCGACCGAGGTCCAGACCCTCAAGCTTCGCCCCGATGCCCGTCATGACCTCGCCGACGATTTGTCGTTCCAGAGGATCGGCGAAATCCGCAAGATCCAAGCTGGTGATGGGCCTCTTGAATCGCTTGGAGAAGTAGTCGAGAAGCGGCTTCTGCGCCTCGATCGAGATGAGCTGCGAGACCCGTCGAGTCTCCTCGATGTGTCCGGCGGCCGATGCCACGTGGTTCGGCAGCTTCGTGCCGTTGCCCGCCATGTACATGGGGTCCATGACACCGAGCGCCTCAAGAAAGCTGAGGCTGTTCCTGAAGAAGACGCTGTTCTTCTGAGACACCTCAAGAAGAGACTTGCCTTCCTTGAGAGCCTTGGCTCCGACGGGCCCGGTCAACAGCAGGATGTACGTGAAGGGATTGCTGGCGATCTCCCCCACCGTATCCAACAGCTTGTTCTTGAAACCCCCCGCCGTAGCGCCCTCATACAACGACTGGCGTTGGGAGGGGGACAACGCGTCCGGGTTCAACAACGTGTTGCGGACGTCGAGGTTGCCTCGCACCGCCTGCTGCACCATCATGCCGGGGGCGTCGTAGAAGCTGGGGTTGCTGAAAGCCATGCAACACTATACGCGCAGCAAGAAGGGGTGCCTTCCGCCCGAAGGTCACCCCGTTCACCCGCAACACCACATGCAGGACCGATCAGTTCTTGCGTTCGCTGCAGCGGATCTGGACCCACAGGCCGATCAACCCCGTGGGGGCGATGTCCGCAGTGAGGTACAGGTTGTTGCCTCGCTCGATGATGTTGTCCCAGACCTTGGTCTGGCCGACGCCAGCCGGATCGACGTTGGGGTCGCCGGGAGTCACCTGACTGGTGAAGGTCGTCGCTGCGGTGGTCAGGAAGCCCTTCTGCACAGGGAGCCACTCCAGACGAGACACGACGACGTTGCCGCTGTTGATCAGTCGCCCAGTGCAGACCTGCTGGTTGGCGGGGATCGGCTGACCTTCGGTCGGCTTGGTGCAGACCTTGGTGGTCGCGTCGACCAAGCCCTTGGCGAGGTACAGCGTGGGGCCAGTACCCGGACCACCAGAGATGGTGGAGAAAGCACCACCAGTCGCTCCGGTCGAGGCGATCTTGATGCGGACATCCTGAATGATCATGTCCTTCGTGAACTCGATGGGCAGCTTGTAGTACTTGTACGCCGTCGACAGGTCTGCGAGGGCGAACGGGCCGAAGCAGAAGATTTCGTGTTCCTTGTCGGACCAATCGGTAACGGGAGTCGGGAACTGACCAGCCATGTGAGTCTCCTTAGATCTTGGGTACGTTGCGGAGGATTGCCTTGAGGATGGGAACTACTTTGCTTTCGGGAGAGAGCAGGTTGATTGCGCGGCCCGGTTTGGGAGCCGCGACCTCAGCCGCAGAAGCATAGGCTTCCGCAGACTTAGCTGCACCCCCAAGGGTTCTTGTCGTCCTTTGCGCCGCCTGTGCTGTTCGCAGTTCGGAGGCGATCTGAGCTGCCGTCTTCTCAGGAAGGCTCAAGAACTGGTTGAGTTCCGCCTCCTCCAATTTCCTGCCTTCCTTGAACCAGCCCAACGATTCGCCCTTGGGGCTGAACTTTTCGTGAACCCCGTAGGATCTGAGATGTGTTGCGACCTTTTCCTGTTCCCGCTTTTTCACCAAGAAATCGGAAACGGCTTCAGTGTCGACCTTTGACCGCTTCTTGCCACTTCGAACCTTGGTCGCGATGACGGGGCTTGTCCTCTGAGCCAGACCCGGACGTACCTCTGAGGCCTTTCCACCGTACGACAGGAATACCGCATTGTGCTTCCGTACCGCTTCGTCGATTTCGGGTCGAGCTTCCTCAAGTGCGGCGGCGATCTGAGCGTTCCATTTTTTGGGATCGACGCCGGACCTGTTCAGGCTGTCTCGAGTCATCCTGCGGACTTGATCTTCCAAGGTGCTTCGATAGGCCTGAGGAGTCTGCATCGTCAGAAGAGGACTGATGCTCGAAGCGGCCCTCTCCGGATAGAGGAACGAATGAAGTTCCCGAATCTGACGCTGATGCTCAACGGTGAGCTTGCCTCCTTCTTTGGCCTCATTGACGATCTCGCCCAGCTTCTGATTGACGTACTCCTCAAGTTGCTGACGGGCGTCTGGGTTGTCTTCAAGGTGGACCGACCTCAGCAATTGCTGAAGATCGGCATCCTGATGCTTCATCGTTCGCCGGAGTCCAGACCGGGCTCGCTTGGCCGTCTCCTCTTCAAGGAGCTTTTCAGACTTGAGTTGGGCCTCTCGTTCAAATCCGTATCGTCCTTCCTCGAATCCCTTGGCACGGTCGGCCTCAACGCCCTCTCCCGTGTCTCGCTTCTCCAGCTCACCAAGAAGCTCCGTCTCGCCCTTCGCGAAGCGGTGGCGTCCTTCGGACAGCTTGTCGATCTGACGCTCATAGCCCTCGATCATGTCCGAGGACACATCTCCGTTCGTGATCATGCCGCCCACCTTGTAGTGCAGCATGGCCTTGGTGAAGTTGCCCTTCTCAAGCTCGGACAGTGCGGAGGTAAGGTGTTTCTGAGCCGCTTTGTTTCCGCCAGCCTGATCCAACGCGTACGCGAAGCGGTTGCTCAAGGCCTGTTGCGCCAACGGATCCGCCTTCACGAGGGACTCCGCGACCGCCTGTCCATCGGAAGTTCGAGACAACTCCTCGAGAGTCGCCAACATCTTCTCCGTGTGTGCGGCCATGTCGGGGCCCATGTTCCCGCGAGTCTTCACGGCTCGAAGCCCCTGCGACAGACGCCCGTACATGGCCCTCGCAAGCTGCTCGGTCCTCTGGGGAGTCATCCTCCCGGCTTGCTCCAGGTTCTCCGGAGAGAACGGGTCGAACGGCTCAAACAAGGTCTGAACCGAACCGCTTCGTCGCACCTGCTCCAGAAGCTTCGGATTCTTCTTGATGAACTCGGGGTCCCAACCTTCTCGTTGAGCCCACTCCCGCCACGCCTCCTCGGAGATGCTCTGGTCTTTCATCAAAGAGGTCAGACTTGGACGGATCTCTCTGACCCTGAATCTCTTGCCCGGAACTCCCTGAAACTCCACGACGTCTCCGACGTCGGCGAACTTCGCACGAGTGGTTGAACTTCGAAGTCCCTTGCCGATCAACTCCGCCGTGCTGGTTCCTTTGGGAAACATCTCTCGAAGGTCGGCACGGACCGCTTCAGGCGGCATCTGGTAGTGCATCGGCACGCCCTTGATGAGCTTGCCGCCACCCGCGACGAGGTCCGGAAATTCCTCAAGGATCTTTTGAGTGTCTTCAGGAGACAGCTGTTCGCCGAACGTGATCTTCTTGAGGAGGCTCTCGAACTCGTGAGACCTCTGCGCATTCTGGAAGGAAGCATCGGAGAACAACATTCCGGACAGCTTCTTGCCGCCTTCCGTATTCGCGTCCCGGAACATCTTGAAGGCTTCGAACTGTGCGTCCGTCAGCTTCTCTCCGGCGGGAATGTTGTTCAGCTTTCGGAACTGATCCTTCAGCTGGTTCTCGATCTTGACCGCCTCCGCATGTCTGGCCAGACGCCTTCCGGCTTGAGTCTCGGAGGACCTATCTCGAGTCTCGAACGCGAAGTCCTTCAGATCTCCGACGTTCTTCTGTTCCTGTTCAGACAGCTTCGTGAGCCTGTCGAACGCTTCGTTGGGAACTCCAAAGCCCTTCTTTCTGTACTCCGCAGCGATCTCCTCAAGTCTCTTCACTTCCTTATCCAACATCTCCTGCTCGTACCCGCCGGGGCTGCGAGTGAGGAGTTCTCGAGAGGCCTTCTGCTGCAACACCGAAGTCAACCTTCGACGGTGGTCGGTCAGCTCTCGGTAGAGATCCAAGATCTTCTGCGACGGCCGAGACGTCTGGATCGCTTGGTATTCCTTGACGGCCTCGGGGTTCCTGTAATCCCATCTGGGCTTCTGCTCGTGTTTGGCAACGCTTGGATCAAGAGGTGCGGGATACTTCTTGATCAGCTCCTGCTCCGCACGGAACCTCTCGTTCCTGTGCAGGTTGTCGACCGTCGCGAGAATCTGTTCTTCGGTGAGCCCTTCCTTCTTCAGGATCTCCTGCACCTGATCGTCAATTTTGTTGAGGACGGAAGCCCGTGCTTCACCCATCAAGCTCTTGGCTTGCTCCGCTTCCTCGACGTCTTCAGGTCGATAGGACCGCGTAGGCGACTTGGGGTTTGAGAACAGCTCCTGAATCCTGTCCTCTCTGTCCCTGATGGCATCCGCAATACCCCTCTTGAACAGCAAGGGGTTGAGCTCAAGAAGCTCCTCGGGGGATATCTCCTTCGGGTTCGGGAGACGAAGCTGAAGCTTGGACTGCAGGACGGGGACTTCAACTTTGCGAGCCATTGAATCCTCCGTCAGAAGGGATCGCCGGGGTTGTGTTGATTCAGCATGGCCTCGACTCCGAAGGGAGTGTTGGCGAACTGCTGGCCGGGAGTCTGGTAGTTGCCGGACGCCATGTTCGTGGTGACCTCGTCAAGCAAGTCTCGACGCTGCACGCCACCGATCGGAACGGCACCCATCGGGAGTTGACGGCCCACCGAGATCTCCGCATACAGGTGGGGGTCAAGCTGAGACAAGCGGATCTCGTTTCGAGCTCTCGCCTCCTCCAGCCTCCTCTGCTCAATCTCCTGAAGAAGCTGGTTCTGACGAGCCTGCCGAACCATGTACATCTTCTGGTTGAAGCGACGGCGAGTCATCAACTCATCCGCCGTGCGAATTCCCTCCGCACCCAGACTGACGATCTGCGGACCGAACATCAAACCGGCAGTGGAAGCCGCAGCCAAGGCCGGACCCATCACGCCGACCCCGCCTGCGAACTCCTTCGCACCCTTCGACAAGCCCTCGAGTCCGCCCTTGATGGACTCCTTGTTGACGGCACCCTTGACCTTGCTGACGCCGCTCTTGAGTTTTTCGCCGATGTCCTTGAAGTTCAGGGGCATATCACGGATCCTCCGAAACGAAGCCAGCGAGAGAGCACCGAATCATCCGCCCTCACGGCGAACCCATAGTAGGTTCTTCCGTCTTGCTGAAGGCCCCAGATCGCCACCGATGGCCTCTTCAGAACGCGACAGGCCCTACGCAGCCACAGCCACCTGCGAAGCTCCTTGAGCGACACAAGGCCCTCCTGCTCCATCGGGGGCCCTACAGGAATCCAAGTCCCCCTCCCATCATCCTGAATGATGTGGACGGAGGATCCGTCGGTGCGGACTTCCTGCTGAAGTTCGGATGTGAGGGTCTTCCATTTCACACGGGGAGTCCGAGACGAAGGGCCAGTTCCTCAACCGACGGCTTCTGATTTGAGGGTTCGCTCAGCTGTGCAAGACGCATCTGCTTGTTGTTCATGTAGTTGCTGAACGCGGCTTGGGCGTTTGCTTCGGCGATACCCAACGGCCGTCCGGTCGGAGTGATTCGACGCATGGCGTTGGTCAGCTCAGGGATCGTGCTCATCTCGTTGAACTTGTCCTGATTCTGCAGGATGTTCCGATCGAGGGCCGAAGCGATGTCCTCTCCGAAGATCTTTCGCTCTCGGGCCTTCTTGCCGTAGATGTCGGCACCGGACTCCTCCGCGATTCGCAGGCCGATGTCCAAGAGCATGAGAGGCGTGAGCAAGGCTCCGCCGATGTGCAGGCCCTTACCCAACAACTTTCCGGTCTTGGACCAGAAACCCGCCGCCTTCGCAGCCTCCGCCGCCACCTCCGCACTCTTCCCGACGCCAGCTGCCTCAGCAAGAGCCTCGGTTGCCTTGGCGGCTTCTTCTCCCTCTGCTCCTGCCGCAGCGACACTTCCTCCCAAAGGAGGAATCTTTCCACCACCTGATCCTCCAAGCGGAGAGCCCAAACCCTCCACCGCTTCAGGGTTTTCGCTGAGGATTGCATCCAATGCGGCTTCAGGGGTGGGCTCTACGCGGGCTGCAGCCTCCGCTGCTGCGGTGATTTTGGCTTGTTTTTCAGCAGCCAGTCGGGCGGTCTTCTTTGCACGCTGCTCCGCAAACGTGAGATTCCCGGAAGCTTCTCTTGCTGCAGCTCTTCTCTCCGCCAAAACCTTCTTTGCGTCTCCGAAAGCCTTAGTGTCCTTCTTCATGTTGGCCCGGTTCAAGATCTGACGAGCTCTTTCTTGCTCAACCGCCAATGCGATTTCCTCATCAGCCGCCTCTGACGCCGCACCCCAAGCTTCTGCTTCCTTGTTGTATCGAAAGCCCTCTCCGGACAAGGGAATGCGAGGGGAGGCCTTTGAAGTTCTCTTTGCGCTGGGTCTCTTCGCCATGACTTCTCCTTATTGTCCGTACAGGTCGCCGACGTCTTTCAACACATCATCATAGATGTCGCCCATCGCCGGAGGTGGCGGTGCGTCCTTGTTGGCCTGAACTGCCCTTGTCCTTCGCATGCTTTCGATCGCTTGCCTTTGAGCTCGAATGTTCTTGCGGACGTCCTCGCCCTTGTAGTTCGTGCCAAACACGTTCAGATCCGCATGATGTTCCGCAATGTGTTTGGTCACCTGTGCGTGAACGGCATCTCGAAGGAACTTGATCTGGCTCGGATTGAGGCTCTGAAGAAGCTTCTGCCCAGCAGGAGACACATGGGCGAAGTCGTCCATGGGGTTCTCGCTGATCTGCTCCATGTCTTTGAGGAACTCGACGTTGTCTGCGGAGCCCATGAGCTCCCTGCCCACGTTCACGAGGAGCTTGGCTTCGGGCAGGTTGGGAATCAGCGTGCCGTTCATGTTGAGCGTCCCTCGACGGAAGCCCTGTCCAAACAGCCCGGCATCGGCGGCCTTGTCCGAAAGACCTGCGATTGATCCCAAGATGTCCATCTTCCCCTTCAGGAACGGAGAATCGGTGGTCTTGAACTCGATGGGGGATCCGCCTTGAGCCAGACGTTCCATGTTGATCTTTTCGAGCATGGAGCTCTGAACTTCTCCGCCCCCCTCCGCCGACTTCGAAAGCAACGTGAGGAAGTTTCCGATCTCGTATCGGAGAGAGCTTTCATCGAAGTCAGTGCCTGCCTTGTCCTTGTTCTGCTTGATGACTCCGTCGATCAAAGTCTTCACCGAATCAAACGTGTTCTCGTCGTTGGTCTGGCTCCAGAGATGAAGATCCTCAACGATTCTCTGTGCGGTCGACTGGTCGATGGAGTAGCCCTGATTGTGCAGAAACCGACTCATTGCGGATCCAACTTCGCTGAGATCGGGGAGGACCTCCTCAGGCCTCAAGAAGCCGTTTTGAATCAGTTCTTCCTTGGTCGCATGCCAAGTAGTTTCGTCTGTCGCCGGATCCCGACTCACTTCCTTGTCGATCGGATTGCCATGGGAGTCGAATCCCTTCAGTCTGCGGACTACTTCTACGGCACCTGTGTCCTTGTTCTTCTCAAGACTCACGTCAACAGGCGTGCCTGAGAAGAAAGACTTTGCAGCCTGTATGTTGGTCTGCTGTTTTGGGGACACCATGAAGTAATATCCTGGGTTGTTCGGATCCTCCATGATGCCTTTTGCCACGGAAGTACGTACACCGTAGCCTCCAAATCCCGACTTGTCGGGAGTCCAAAGCTGGCGAGAGCCTCCAACCACATGGCTCTTGCCTGCCTTGATCAACGCCTTCGCGATGTCCTTGCCCGCGTTGTTGTAGTTGGGCAGCCTTGACTCGATGTTGCCCTGCACCTGCGAGATGACGCCCTTCATGAATCCGTTGGGATTCTCAGCGTCCAGATCCGATGAGAGGCCCTGAGTCAAACTCGTCCACAGGAGATAGTTGTCCTCCATGTCGTTGACTTGGTTCTCCAGATCATTCGCTTGTTTTTCAATGTTGTTGGCCTCCTCCAAATTTCCGTTGCGGCGGGCCAAGGCAGCGGCGTTTCTGCGTTCCTCAGCCGCCTGCTTGCTCCTCTCAAGAATGATTTGAGTCTTTGCCTCGATGGCGGACAGGCTCTTCGCATTGGTGTTGCGAAGATTCTCCATGCTGATGTCGTGCTGCCGAGACAGCTCGTTTTCCTTCGTCGCAGCGTCCATCTGCTGCTTTCGCTGAGCCATCTCCTGATTGAACTGCCGTCCCTGCTGAGCCATCTGACGACCCTGCATGGCCGTCTGTCGCTGAGACAAGGTGTTCTGCAGCTGGCGGTTCGAGAGCTCGCCCATCTGAGCCATGGCCGCGTTCGGGTCCACGCCCGTCGGGTTCATGACGTTGACCTGCGGAGCCATCGGAGTCTGCTGAATCGTGTTCGGTTCCATGGTGTTTCCTTATGCCATCCTCTGAGCCGCCTGCGCACCCTGAATGCTGAGAAGTCCCTGCACCCACGAGATCATGCTGCGGGGGTTCTCCCGAATCGCGTTCGCCAAGGCCGTGCGTCCCTGCAACTCAAGCTCCGCCGACTGAAGCAGTCCGGTGTTGTAGATGTTGGAGGCCATGTCCCGATACTTCATCGCCATCTCACGTCCGGACTGAAGAACCTGCTCCCACGCCATCCGAGTCTTCATGTCGTCCTGCTGCATGCCGTGGGCAGTCATGGCCGCCTGCTGCCCCATCTGGGCTCCCTGCATCTTCAGGTTTGCGTTGGCCTGCCCCATCTGAGCAATCATCTGATCCATCTCCGACGCCCGCTTTCGGTAGTCGCTGTGGATCTGAGTCACGACCTGCTGCCGTTGAGCCGCCCCATCCATGTCCATGGCTCGACTCAGCTCCATCAGCTGGTCCTTGCTCATGGTGTTGCCGCCCTGACCCATTGCAGCGGCCTTCTGGCTTTCCGTGTTTCGCTTGAGGGCGTACGCGGCCGACGACGCATCCTCTTCCGACATGGCGTCGATGTTCTTGCGGGACTGCTTGATGCCCGCCATCGCCTTGTCGCCTTCAGCCGTTGCCTTGCTGATGTCGCCGAGGCCTCTTGCATAGATGGCGTTCGCATCCAAAGGACGACCCGCTCGCTGCTGCATGTCCTGAGCGAACATCTGATTGACCGCATCCATCTGATTGGCACGGGCGCGAAGATCCGCAGCGGAGGCGGCAAGTCCGCCTCCAACTCGGCCTGCAGCACCAAACGCCGCATTCTGCATGATCTGACCCTGCTGCAGATTGGCTGCACGCTGCTCATCCGAGTACTGCTTCGCGAAGCCGATGTCATGCTCCAGAGCACGCCTCATCATCATGTTCTGGCCACCGGGTCCCCCTCCCATGCCGCCGGGACCACCGGCCGAGAACCCACCTCGCTGCCACTCTCCGGGCCATCCGCCCGTCGTGTCCAGCATGTTGGAGGCCATGCCCCTCATCATGTTGGCCTGACCGGCTCCCGTGATTCCGCCGCGAGCCCGCTCGGAAACGCCGACGGTGCCGTCCGGATTCAACGAGTACGTGGCTCCGGGAGCCAACGGATTGTTGTACCCGCTGTTGTAGAAGGGATCGCGTCCTTCCGGAGTCTGCATGTTCCACTGCCCCTGAGCATTCCTCTTGAACGGAGGAGGAGGAAGTTTCTGCATCTCGTTGAGGAAGTTTCCGAAGTCGTCTTGCATGGCTGCTCCTTACCCAAAGACCGGACGATTCCTGCCGCCGCCCCCGACGTTGAATGCGTTGCCTCGATAGGAACCCATTGTGGGTATCTTTGCCCCAATCATCGGACCCGTTCGGGGTTGAAACGGCTTCTTGTTCTTGGAGAAGACCCCAGCCGGAAGGTCGTACGTCGACGCATCCTGACCGTCTTCGAACCCCCCACGAGTCTGATGAGGAGTCTGCCTCCACTGGGAAATGGCTTCTCGGTCGCTTGCTGTGAAGCCTTCCTTGTCGAGAGGCTGTCCGGTCAGATGATCGACTCCTCGGTAGCCGCTGGGGTCTCCGGGGACGAAGGTTCCCTTCGTCGGATCCCACACCAGTCCGACCTTCTTCCTCTGAGGATCCTGTTCCTCATTGCTCAGGAAGGATGAGACCGGGTCGATCTTGAATGGATTCCATCCCTTGTTCATCAGGTCACTTCTCCGGCTCGGAAGGTGCTTCGCATCGAACCGCTGACCATCACGCCGCTGAGCATGTAGTCCAGATTCGGACAGAAGATCTCAATGCCCGGCGAAAGTGTAGACCCGTCGACGCCGTACAGGCCGGAGGAGGAGTTGTTGTTGCTGCCGAAGGCAGCCGCCCACTTGGGGTTGTCCTCCAGCACAGACTGCACGAGATCTCCGTTCCTGTCGAACGTCTCCCCGTAGACGGGAGTGTCGGAGTTGCCCCGGTACACCAAACCCCTGTACCTGCAGGACGTCGGGAAGTCAATGGTGGACGTGCCCCCCACTCCCGTGAAGTGGGGCACGATGGTCTTCACGTGCTTGACGCGGAACCAGTCCTGCGTCATTCCGGTCTGAGTGCCGTCCTCCGCCTGCGGAATGATCGGTCCGCCCACCCACCTGAAGTAGACCGGACTGATGCCGACCACGTCTCCCGCCGACAACGACAGGGCAAACTCCCCATCCCCATAAAGACGAATCTCTCGAGTGGAAGAAGGTCCCGTGGTCCCCTTCTCCTTGATCATGACCTTATTGCCGATCTTCGAGCGATCCGTCGAGTTCAGGATGTAGAGGTAGCAACCGTTGATGTCCGACGGCACCACCTTGCCTCCGGGCTCATTCACGTAGCAACTGCCGTCGATTCCGACGGTGAAGACCGAATCGCCTGAATACGGCATCAGCGTCATCTGAAGATCGGACGATCTTGATCCGGATCCCTGCGTCTTGTCTCTCGTGTAGTCCACCACCATCAGCTGCCACTTGGCGTCCGAGACGTTTGTGATGTCCGGTTGCGGGTTCTTCAGGAAGAACGCACGCTCAGTCAAAGGGTTGAGATACTGAAAGTTGCTGTCGTTGGTGAGGTTGAAGTTCTGGGGCCAAGAGCCTCGAATCACCTGCGAGAAGGTCATGTCGTAGAGCTCGGTCACGCACGCGGTCGTGAACCAAAAACAAGCCGTGTGTTCGTTCGTGGCGTTGTGGATGAACAAGGCACTGAGGACGGGATCGAACGCCACGCTCACCGAATCAAGCGTCGTGGCCCAGTCCGTGAGAATCAGGTTGTTGAGGGAACGGACGTCGTCGAGAGCGCCCTGCGTGTCCACCGCCTTGATGCCCTTCGTCGTCACGAAGTAGATGAGCGATCCCACGGTGTCGAGGGCTCGTTCATTGATGACGCCGAATCCTTCGTGCATCTCCTGCACCTTGATGTAGTTCGACTCCTTGCGGATGTGGTACTGCCTATCTCGGCTGAACGCGATGACGTTCGGCCCGGCCTGCCGCATCGCGATGATCTCGTTGCTCTGGATGCTCGGCACGTAGATGTTGCCGGGAGGAAAGAGCTCGGGACTCGGATCCGTCAGGCTGCTCCAACGGAGTTCTCCCAGCCCCGTGAACGAGTCGTTCGGACGGTTCTCCGTGCTGCTGCTCGTGCTCTGGCTGCTGATGTTGCCCACCACCATCGTGCCTTCGTACATGGTGGAGACGCCGCCCTTGGGCATCTTCTCGTCGAAGAGGGCCCTGTCCATGAAGACGTCTTGATACACCAACTGCTTGTCGTCAAGCGTGTACCAGTAGGTGACGTGCTTGGTGTTGTTCGCCATCGCGGGCGTGTTCAGCTTCGTGCAGTAATCCGCCAGCGTGATGATCCGCTCGAGGTGCATGATCGACGCGACGTACGTGCCGCCCGCCGACTGGACCTTCACGCTCCTGTAGATGTAGCACTGATCCCACTTGCTGCTGTCGTACACCAGCTCAAGCATCGCGTAGAGCGGAATGCCGTAGGTGAGCGGAGACGGAATGAAGTCAGGATCCTCCTTCGCGGCGGCCACCTTGGACAAGGCGCTTCTTCGTCCGGTCTTGCTGTCGAAGAGAACGTATCCGAACGCGTACTCTCCGGGAAGAAGCTTGCCCTGTTCCAGATCCTCCGCGACGTCCGGGTAGATCAGACCCGATCCGCTTCCCGTGTTCGTCGTCCCATCTCGATTCTTGAGGGTGTCCCACAACGCACCCGCACCAAGATCGGGAGGCACGTTGTTCGTGAGGAAGAGCTTGCCGTAGCCGGGATAGTCCGCCCTGTCTGCGTCGTCCAACACTCCGATGAGTCCCGCCGACGCAGGACTCAAGAGCTCCGGCTGCTTGCCGGGTCCGGGCGTGATGTACGCCTGAAGCGTCCAAGGACTGCTCTGAAGACACGTGATCGAGAAGACGTCCTGATCCTCGATGAAGATGTAGATGTAGCGTCCGAAGACGCTCACCGACATCTGCTTGCCCGTGGAGTCCTCCGTGTGCGAGACCGGAACTCCGGCCTTCACGAGAGCTCCTCGGACCCACGTCGTGTTGTGGCTGTTGTAGTAGTCGATGAACACGTCCGCGACCGTCGAGTAGGCGGTCACAAGATTCTTTCGACGAACTCGATAGACGAATCCGTAGCCGTAGCCGTCGTCTCCGATCGTGAAGTTGACGGGGAACACGTCGATGACCTTCGAGCTCTGGTCGTGGTTGGGGCTGGTGAACGAACCCTGTCCGTACTTGAACTCATGGACGGTCTTGAAGCCCGGAAAGATGTGCAGACCGCCCTCGGTCAGGCCGTCGGCTCCGATGATCTCATACGACTTGGGCGGAGTGACGCCCAGACGGGTCGTCCTCTTGTCTTCGGAGGTCTCGACCGTCGGGTATATCCAGATCGTGTCTTGGTTTCCGGGAATCGGGGGCATGCCAGATTCTAGCAGCAGCGGCGGCGTGTCTTCGCTTGACTTCCTCGGCGACGGTCCACGGATCAATCCCGGCCATGCTGAAGCATCCGTGGTCGCACCACTTCCGGTAGCCCTTGTCGAATTGGAAATCGCAGTTCGTGCATGGGACGTCCGGATTGATCACGAAATGCGTGTCCGGAAGATGCGATCCGTACCTTCTGAAGGACGTCGGGCCCGAAATCACGACGCAAGTGGTGCCCACCGACCCCGCCACGTGCATGGGTCCGCTCTCATTCGTCAGAACCACGTCGGCCCCCCACACCAACGACATCATCACGTCCTTGGAGAAGCCCCAGATCGACGTCGGATACAGGCTGCTGGTCTTGGATTCCTGCGAAAACACCGCACAGACGTCGTACCCGGCATCCGACAGCAGGTAGGACGTCCTCACGAAGTGCGGAACAGGCCAATTCCTGCAGATCCAAGCGGGCTGGCTCACCTCCGGGAACACCAAGACAAGGGGTTTACCGGAACACCGTGTCCCCCTCCCATCCAGCAGACGGAGGGCTTCGTTGTGGGCCTTCTCCTCGGGCATGAAGGGCGGACATTCGATCCCGAGACCGTCGTGGGCGTCCACTCCGGCGTAGTTCTTCAGCCAAGACTCCACCCAAGACAGGGTGTCCGTCCCCTTCGGCGGCTCCACGGCCATGGCTCCCGGCTGTCCGGGGGGCAGAAGCCACGACACAGGAATTCCGAACCGCAGATAGACGTGCGGATTGTACTTCGGGATGATGTGGAGGGGGACTCCTCGTCTCCTCGCGTTCCAGAGAACCCAGCAGTAGACGATGGTGTCTCCGATTCCGGCCGCGACCGGATCAATCACGAGAGTTGCTGAAGCCGGGTCGCTCACGAGGGCACTCCAAGAAGGGATAGTCGAGCTTGGTGTAGGAGCCTTCCGGCCCATCAAGGTACGCCATGGACCGATCTCCGCATCCGCAGGCGTTGCAGTAGTGGGACCCCGAAGGAGACTTGGTGAGAGACGGGCATGGGGATTTCTCCTCATTTCCGAAGCAGCTCTCGATTCTCTTGTTCTTGACCGTCAGCTCCACCCTCTTGTTCATGATGCCGCGACTCATGGCGGACCTCACGAAGGACTCGGCCATGTCCCAAGACGACTTGACCTTCTCCCACTTGGTCTTCTTGTTGATCGCGAAGTCGAACTCCGGGTTCTCGCGAACCGCCGTGTTCTCCTCTTTGTTGAGGTGTTGGGTCGTCATGACCTTGATGATCTCGGGCGGAGCCTTCATCAGGTTCTCGACCTTCCTGTAGTGGTCGACGATCTGCTTGATCTTCTCGTTGCGGTAGGCGATGGCGGCCGAACTGTCGTTGGTTCCGCACGCTTGACAGGCTTCGCAGATCTTCGGGTCCAGCTTGTTGGACCAACCCACGTTGGCGTCAATGTCCCTGCAGGTCCCTCTTTGGGTCCACAAACTACATTCAATTTTCACAAGAGGATTGATCTCTTTCATGCAGGATCTTAGCCCCCAATGCAGTCGCAGCCTTGGGCCGGAATCAACTGAACCGAGGAATTCGCGTAGCAGCAGTACACGTTGATCGGACAGCAGTAGTTGGGGTCCCCGTGTCCGGTTTCGGGATTGTAGTGATCGCAACAAACGGTTCTGTGTTCAGGCCACGGAGGTCCATCTGGATCGGGATGCCACACGATGTAGGTTCCGCAGTCCGTGCAGTTCCTGCAAAGAATGCCGTTGCCGGAATCTGTGTTGCAGTGGTTGTTGACGGGATTTCCGTCTTCGTCTACAGGATCACTCCAAGTGGAAATGCAAGTGTCCGAGCCGCAACCACACAAGTTGATCACCTGTCCGTGGGTGTCGGTGTAGCTTTCGGGGCACAAAACAGAGTAGCATGGAAAGCAAAGTTTCTCCAAGAATGAAATGCAGGCTTCGTAGCAGTCGTAGGGGACTGGTTCAACGGAGGCGGTGCCCGTTCCTGTTGCCGAGCCGGTTCCCGTAGCCGTTCCCGTGCCCGTGCCCGTACCTGCTCCGGTTCCGCTGCCCGTTCCGGAGGAACCGCTGCCTGAGCCGCTGCCGCTTCCGGCCCCGGATCCGCTTCCGAAATTCCACGTCGATCCTCCTCCTCCGCCTCCTCCGCCGGGAATCACTTCCTCCGGGAACGGAGTCGGTTCGAAGATGGGCCTTCGATCCTGCTTCTCGGCGAGAGGCATTGAAAAGATGACGGGAGGTCGCACGCGAACCTGATCGAATCCCTTGCTGAGGATCTCCATCGCCTCGTCGGCGATGACGGGGGAGAACCTCTGCAGGTACTTCGAGACGATGTATTCGCTCTGGTTGGAGGAGTCGAACGGCATGTCACGATCCGATCACGAAGCCTCCGGCGGATTCCTGACGCTGCAGGGCCCCCATGTCGAGGTAAAGAGGTTGAGCCGCAGCCTTGCCGGGGGCCGAGCTGAGAAGGTTGAAGTTGCTGTTGGTGTTGTCCACGTAGTCTGAGGACGCTCCGCTTCCGCTCGTCACGTGATTGAGAATGGACGCGAGCAGGGAATTGGACGTGCCGCTCAGGTTCACGGCTCCGCTCGTGTTGTCTCGAGTCCTGTTGTACGCCGCGAATACGGCGTTGGTGGTGGCTACGGGGTCGATTCCGTAGGCCGCAAGATCCGTGATGTGGTTGTTGACGATGGTGTTTCGGAACGTGTTGCCGCTCGTCACGTAGACGCCGCTTCCGGTGGCTCCGGAGTAGGGCTTCGCGATCGTCGTGTTCATGACCAGCCAAGGCCCGGACACGATCTCCACGCCACGAGTCTTGCAGTTGCTCACGACGCAAAATGCGATCACGCCGGTTCCGGTGGTCGTCGCCACGTAGAACCCGGACCCTACCCCTCCGTCTGCTCTGCATCCGATTGCGATGAACCCTTGAGTGTCCTGCGTTCCGATGGCCGCTCGAGTCGACGCTCCGGTGGCGTACGCATCGCAGCCGTAGGCCAGTGTTCTCTGTCCGAGATACATCGCAATGGACGTGGTTGTGCCCGAGTTTGTCACCTTGCAGTTGTACACGACGCAGTCGTTGGCCGTGACGAATCCGTTTCCGTTGAAGTTGATTCGGATGTCGAGGTTCATGAAGTTGTTGAAGTTCGAGCTGGTCAGGCGCGTTCCCGCCGTTCCGCTGAAATCCAACACCGGAAAGTTGGTGGTATTCAACGTCCCGTTCGCGTTGTTCCTCGAGATGACGTCCAGATCTCCGGGGCTCGTGTTGTATCCTCGCCACACGATGGGTCCGGTGGAGGTGCCGACACCGGCTGCCTGAGTCGTCGAAATGGTGTACGTGCCGCTCTTGATGTTGATGCGGTCTCCGGCCACGGCGTTCGTGAAGGCCGTGGTGATGCTCATCGGCGTACCGATGTTGGTGCTTCCGGCGTACGTGCCGGAGCCCGTCGTCGTCACGTATCTCTCCGTGAGGGCCATTCAGCCTCCTTAGATCTGTCGAACGCAGGGCTTCGAGATGATCGCGGCGTTCAAGGGGTTGGATTCGAGAGCCGTCTGCAGCCCGTGCAGCAGCGTCATCACGGCCGTGATGTCCTGTCCGGTGAGGATGGAGATGCCTTCCGACGCACGCCCGTCCTGAAGCACGGATGAGTCGTCGGGGATCACGGACTGGATCTGGGCTTCCCACTGCAGAATCGCGGAATCGCCCTTGACCTTGAGGTCCCGAACCGCTTCACAGAGGGGACGAACGCACTCGTTGACGAACTTGATGGCTTGGGGGTTGGTGATGTCCATGTGTTTCTCACTTGTACTCGACGTTGCCGATGACCGTGTTGGCGGACAACGCCGTCATGTCCTGATCCGCGATGCTTCCCGTGACTCGAATGCCGATGCCCGTGCTGAAGGCCACGCCGTTGGTCCAGCTCTTCACGAATCCGGCTCCGCTCGTGTTTCCCGGCACCATGAATCGAAGGATGATGTTGGCGTCATCCAAGGCACCGGGGGCTCCCGTCTGGTTGTAGAGTCGAACGTAGACCGGATTGGCGGAGTTGTTGAAGAACTCCATGCTGTAGACCTGACCGGCGGATCCCTTGATTTGGGCACTCTGCAGCGCCGCCGTCGACAGGAAGCTGTAGGTCGAAAGTCCGCCCGAGGTGATCGGAAGAAGTCCCGTGTTCCACGTGCCGGACTGCGTGACCGCACCAATCACGTTGGAGCCGGTCGCAAGAGCCGGAAGCGATGCCAGACTCACGGGCTGAGTCGCTTGCCAGAAGGTTCCCGTGACGGCCTGGGTCGCCGGGAAGTTGCTGACGGAGACCGTGCCCGTGACGTCAGTCGCCAGAGCTCCGCTGGGATTCACCTTCACGTCGACGTACCCGCCGCCGCCGCCCGTCGTCTTGCCGAAGATCAGAGACCTCGTGACGGACGCCTGCGTCTCGTCGCTGAGCGCGTTCGTCAGACGGTACTGGGAGGCTTGAGCCGCACTCGCCTTCAGGACGGACTGGAGCTTGAAGACGGTCTGGGCCGAACTCGTGTTCGTGTACACGACTCGAAAGTACCTGAACTCCAACGCGAACGAGTATCCGATGCCGCTGGAGCCGCCCGCGTACGTGTAGTAGTGGTTGTGGTGGACCGTCACGCCGTCGTAGGAAAACTGGATGTTGAGGCCGTCGGTGGCCGACGCCTTGTCGGAGTACACGCCGATCTGCACCGAATTCCAGTTGGTGATCTCCTTCCACGTGCCCGTGAAGACGCCGCCGCTTCCGAGCGTCGTGGTCGTGGAGTTGCCGGAATCCAACGCTCCGTCCATCTGCAGCACTTCGACGGGGATGCCGCCGCTCGCCGCCAACGCGGGGATCTTGCCGTTCAGCGACGAAAGCGTCGTCTCCGTGGCCGCACCGGATGGGAGGGGGACCGTGCCCGTCACTCCCACGTTCCAGCTTCCGGTCTGGGCCGCTTGCACCGCGAAGGTGCCCGAGTTCGTGACTGAGACCGTTCCCGAGACGGCGGTCACGTTCACAACGTTCGTGACCTCGTCCACGTTGTGGTGAGGTGTGTGGACGCCGCCGGTCTCGGTCGTCTTCACGATCTTCGTCGCACCAACCGAATCGAGGATGTTGATGTTCGCCATGTCAGAA